ATCAATAACTTCTCCAGTAGAGAAGGAGTACCCGGAAAAAAGTCCGGAGAAAAAGGATGACAAACCCGCAAATGAAAAAAAAAATTAAACGCATGGCGTAGATTTTTACAATTCATAGGGTATAAAGACTAACCATTCTCTAAAATAGCATAATCAAATATGAATTTTAGATTTATTACGGCTGTCGGCATGTTCATCGCCAGTTGCATAATTGGCTTTGGACTGCGACAGACAGTCACAGTAGTACAGGCAGCACCTGTAATTCCTTCACCTATAGAAATGCCAAAATTTCCTATAGTTAATAGTGAAGAGAATAAGTCTGTCGATAAGATAGATGTCGAAGTAGACCTATCTACATTAGAAGTATCCGTGAAAGGAACAACAGACGCAATTGTAAATGTAAAGACTATTGGTGAACCAAAACCAGTAGTTAAGTGGAGAACTAAAGTAATAGAGAAAGAAGTAGCTTCTGGATATCCCTATATTAAATCTGTAGGGATTATGCCAGATAGTGTTAAAGCTATTTCTCCATTATCTAAAGTAAAATCATATGGTAAGTAATCTAGTTATACTAAAACAAATGATACGATTATCTCGTATCATTAAGGATATGAAAGAAGCAAGGTGTAAACTTAGTTCTATCTTATCTCAATCTTCTTACTTCATAGTAGAAGGAGACCAGTCTGATATTATTAATAATCAGACTAAAGATAGTATAGCTAATTGCTTATATACTGAAAAGTACTTACGTTTGTCTGTAAGTAATGCTTGTAAATGTTTGGATGGATTTAACGCAAGCATCATGGAACCAGTTGATTACATCAGTAGTAGTGATGTAAAAAACAAATTCGTAGATATTTGTAAAGGTAAGAAGATTGTTGCAACAATCTGCCTGAGTACAGGTAAAATTACTATGTTAGAACCAGAACAGAATGAAAAAAAATTAGCTGAAGAGAAAAGCTCAGTGGAAAATAGTTGATGACAATAACCACTTAAAAAACCTATAATTATGTCATAGTTCGAGAGGAGTAAAACTATAGCGTAAATCACTCCAGGGAAGTCATGCGGTAAGATATAAAAGAATATCAGTCGCGCCCGTTAGGGAGCTGTAGTCATTTCTACTGGCCCGAAAAAGTACAGAATCCGAGAATATGTTAGCTGCTAAAACAGTGAGATTACTCAAAAGGTAGGATATTAGGCTAAAACGTCTGAAAAACGGATAGCAGGGGATCAGAGTGCTTAATCCTCATTAGGTATTGAGAACCGTATTGGTGAATACTAAAGACTCTTAATTACTGCAAACAGTACCGCTAATGCAGAGTTATAAATTAAAGCAAGGGGAACGAAATCCTCTATAATTACTCGTTTTAGGTTATCAAAATCAGAATCAAATAGGAGTATAAACACGACGCTGAAACAGGAGCAATACGGTTCCTGACTTATTCCTTTGGAAAGAATAAGTAAAGCCGAGAGGCAAGGTTAGTTTCACCTAAAGAAAGCAGCCAACTCATGGAAAAAAAAGAGACAGCATATAACGCGATCACCGGTCTCCAAAATCGGTCAACAAAAGTGCAACTATGCACCCAGAAAGGAAAAATAGCATTGCTAACTATAGTGTTCAGTACACATCAACTGTGATGCAATATGCAATTGTGGATATTGGAACTTGTACTTATGAAGGTAGTAAATTACTGATACTAATGTAAGGATAACCGTATTATGGTACACACTATGTAAACTTGACTGATTATCGTGGAGCAGAAGCCAATTCTGTGCCTTATGGTAAATAAGGTCCTCGTGAAGGTGGATACGCAATGTTCCAAGGATGAAGTAGGAGTGATGTATATGAGATTGATACAGTCTTTCAAGTCTAAAGTGACTCACGTGCTTGGTCGTTCGTGTGAGTATAATTGAATGAGGAATGATTACGGAGCAACAGACTCGTCGAGCGGTTTGAGGGCGCTATAACCCTGATTCTAGATACAGTGACCTTTAGCGAGTCATATTATGTGGTAAAAATAAGACTAAGGTGATGCAGAGAAAACACCTATTAAAAAACGGCAGAGCTTATAAGTTTCAAGATATGTAAACTTCTTCTTAATATAATGCAGTTCACGCCAGAATTGTTGTTATTAATAGTCGTATTTAAAACTAAGGAGATACAGAAGACTATGTCATTAGGTTATGAGTATAAGATGTTATACTGTATTTACTAATGTATCTACGCTGAATAAAGCCAGCTATGAATAAATGAGCTTTAATTGTTTAATCTTTAATAAAATGGGAAGTTCAATGGAACTGTAAACGCTGAGACTACCGTTCGTAAGAGTAGTGTGAGTAGACAGGTCGCCACCCCGACTACCAACCGTTATCGCTGACATTGACACTTCGTAAAGTACTAATTGCAACTTAGTATGTATGAAGAACGCTGATTCAGATTTAAAGTAATAAATATAAGAGTATACTGTCTATATACTCAGGTTTCTCATGCAATAGCGGAGATAGTACCGGTATTTATGATGCTGATGAGAGGTGGAAATCCTCGTATTCGTGTAGTATAAATAAGAAATCCGAGAGGTCAAGTGGGTGTCTTGAAAAATTAGACAGCTTGTAGTGTTTTAGTAACGTTTCTCAACAGAAACGACCCTCATTCGCTTAGAATGTTGTAATCCTTAATTACTCCTAGGCATACCAGTTGCTGATGAAAGAGTTCGATATATTATGCTTGTACAATACTTATGCAAGAGAACATGATATAAAGTAGGGTGATGGGTGCGGTAAGCATCGTATAAATTGAATCTTATCCGTTGAAGTACGATAAACTTAAATTACCAAAGTATTATCAGAAGTAACTCTCAGAGTATTTCTCATAAATTATTTTCAATTTATTTTCAAAGTAAGCCAAGTAGATTATGTGATTGAATTCACTACTAAAATTTTCAAAGCTTAGTAAAGCGGTATGATATAAGACGCATACTTTAGTATTACAAATAATCGAAAGGTGGAGAGCATTAACAAAGTATTAATTAAAAATTAAGAGAGTTTCGTATTGGTGAAATCAAGCACGGACTCAGAAAGGAAACATTCTTATGGATAAAAGTAGCGTAGCACCGACTATTGGTGCATTAGTAGGAACTCAGAGCACTGCTGCTCAAGTTATGGCTCGTTATCGGGCAACTGCAAAAGAGTATGGACGGTTCTTTGGTGAACAGATCTATACTGTAGTAGCAACAAATCCTGACCTTAAGTGGAAGGAAGATGTGCTCAATGACAAGAATACTTTACGGAAGGAAGTAAATGTATTCATTGTTAAGGCTATTGACATTTTAGATGTCAAGTTCATTGCTAAGGACTTAGACGGTGAACCGAAAATCATGCTGAACCCGGATGACAACGACCCGAATCTTGTATTCCCGTTAGTCAAGCCTGATTTCAGTAAGGCAGACCGGAAGAGCGTGGCTGAATGTATCGAACGTATTGGTAAGAAGAACAGCAAACCGATGTTCTTTGCAGCAGAGGAATTACCTATGCTAAACGATATGTTGAAGATACATAACAAGGGTATCCTCAACTTCTATGAGGAACTGTCTCGTAAGTTCATTCGACTTAGCGAAACTGTACGAGATATGATGGATCAGTCTGACCGTATGCAGTTGGAGTATCAACGGCAGTGTGGTGTAGTTACTGATGAAACGGAAGTAACACTTCAGGTAAATCTTGAAGAAACTACTGAATAAGCAATACTATGAGCAGAATTTCTAAAGTAAGAATAGAGCTTCTGCGACTACTTATTTGCGTCGAGCCTACTATATTAGCTAAAGTTCAGAGTTGGGACGGAAGCACTAAAGTAACTCCTAATGCTGTTTCTGTAAGAGAGGATGGTCAGGTCTTCTTTTACTATGGCAAAGGGCCTTTATGGTGGCAACGACTTTTAAATACTTATGAATCGGTAAGTCTTTTAGATGTAGCAATACGTATTGCAGATGCAATAACTGGTTCCGGAGGAACTAGAAATGATGTAGCTTTTGACGGTATTACACAAGCATTACTGAAAGAAGCAATTAAAAATAAGGATCTCGATTGTGTTGTAGATATTTTATTTGATAGTATGAGGAATGCTTCGAGCGGAGAGCTGCACTCAAAGTATATCAATAAAGAAGCTATTGAAAAATTCGCAAAAGAGAAAGGTCTAACTGGCAAACTTGTTGTCTCTGACAATATATTTGGTTTTGCTGGTATTGAAATAAGACCAGGCGTAGTCGTACCAGTACGATTAGGCAAGGTTAAAGAGATATAATATTTGAATTGGAATATTATTGCAAAACAACATATTTTCACAGGGTGAATTGGCCCTGTTTAAATATACAGTACTGTAGTTCAACTGGACAGAACATCAACCTTCTAAGTTGAGAGTTGTGGGTTCGAGTCCCACCAGTACTACTACTAGTAGACGTAATTTGGTCAAGTATTAACTTTTAAAAAATCAACTTGAACATGAAATCAATTACATCTAAATATATTATTACACATCGTAAAGAACTTAGTAATGAGATTACTAAATATTGGAATATCATTAAGAACGAGAATATCATCCCTAAAGGTGCTACTCGTAATTTTGACTTAAAACAGTTACTTAATGAAATCCAAGCTAAGGCTGATGAACGAATCCTATTGAAACTGTATTTACAGTGTATAAATATGGGGTATAAGAAGTTCTCAGAATTACCTACAACAAATAACTATCTTGCTATATTTACTTTAAGTGAAAAGCAGGAGCAGTTGTTCCATTTGAGCAAAATTAAGACCTTAGATCCTAAGCTTAAGCGTTCAAAAGGAAAGAAAAATCTGAACACTACTGAAGAATTGACTTCAGATTATATTAATAGTTTGAAGAATAAACTTCAGTTAGAGATTAACAAACTTAACAAAGAAATTGAAGAGTTTAATAACAAGGCTGAATTAAGTCTTGAAGAAGCTCCTCTATCTATTGCAGCTTAAGAAAAAATATAAGACTAAAGATATTATTTTATATATTTATGACTCTTATGGAAAGGCTTAGGGGAGTAGCTTCCCCTTCCCTTTCTTAGTATTAACCCTTTAAAATTATCAAAATTATGAAAAAGAATAAACAATATAGAGTAAAGAAACAGACAGTAAGAAATGCTAAACGATCAGCTAAAGCTAAAAAGCGTAATTATCCTAGAATAGTAATAAACGGAAAATATGTTAAGAAATATTGTCCAGCAGAAACTACTAGAGATTTCGAGATCGGTCCGTCTTTAGTTACTGAAGTAAAAGATGGGAAAACAGTAAATTGGAACTCCTGGAGTTCTAAGAATAAACAACAGCCTACTGAAATAGCAAAAAATGCTATAGAAGAGAATAAGGCTATTAAACAGTCTAAAAAAGAACGAATAAAAAATATTCTTATGAAAGCAGGCTATGATCCAACTATCCACTACACACGTAAAGAAAAGAAGAAATTTACTAGAATAGTAAAGAATTCTTTATTTACTAAATCTCCTAAGCCAGGAGAACGTTCTAAGGCAGAATGGAAAGAGCTGTTTACTCAACAAAAGGCAGCAAAAGAAGCCCGTATGGAGGCTTTAAAGTATAAGCCTTTACCTATCAAAGCAGGTAAACAAAAAGGCTTTACAGCAGCTGAATTAGCTGTTAAAGAGAAGCCTAAAGAGCGAAAATTTAAGTATGTAATAAATCGTAGACGTAGTGACGACGATAAACGTACATACGATTTCAAAACTGACTATTTTGTAGCTTCTACAAGAGAAGAGGCAAAGAAAAAAGCAGCTAAAGAAGCTAAACAGTATCGCAATGATTCCTCATTTGCCGGTATAACTGTACAAGACATTGAAGGAGACAATAATATAATTTACTATGATGGTAAATCATTATTAGTAGCATAAAAATATAAGCAATTAACTTTCTAAATTATCAAAAATTATGGAAAAACAGAATTATACAGAGTGGAAATTAGCTGAAGCTAAAAGAAGCAAGGTTTCGTTTAGAGAAACCTAAACGTCCCTTGAAATTCTTACAATTCTATGTAGGAAGAGATAAGAACAGAAAGCAACATGTAGGAGGTTGCAAAGGAAAAAACAGAGTAAGCGACCATAGAGCTTACTGTAGAAAATTTATAAAACCTACTATTAATAAAATAGCAGCGTAATATCTATGGAATTCCGTATAGCTCAAGAAGAGGTTAGAGCCGCAGCAAAATGTAAGTCTGTGTGATTTGTGTCAGTTCGAGTCTGACTACGGAATCTAACTAAATATTATTAATATGATTATACGTGACAAAAAGGTCTATGTATATGATATTGAGGTATTTCAGAATATTTTTCATTGTTCTGTTAAAAATACAGAAACAGGAGAAATATATAAATTTGAAATCTCTGAAAGAAAGAATCAACTAAGAGAATTAGTTAAATTCTTTAAACAAGTCAATACTTATATAAAATGGGGAGACTTTTATGGAACAGAACTAGTAATAAACTCAGATATTATCTTTTGTGGATATAATAACCTACATTATGATAATCCTATAATAAATTATATTATAGAGTATGAAGATAAACTTATGAGCTATAATGTAGCTACTATATGTAATTCTATCTTCAATCTAAGTAAAACTATTACTACTTCTACTGAGGATAATATAGATGCCTGGAAACATTGGAAATATCAAATATGGTTTGATACTTTTGATATTCTTACCATGCTTTATTCTAATAAACTTAGAGTAGGTTTGAAAGAAATTCAAGTAACTATGCAATATCCTAATGTACAAGAATTTGTATGTGATTGGAGTAAGCCTCTTCCATTAGAAGATTTTGACGAAATGATAGACTATAATATAAATGATATTGAGTCTACTACAGAGCTTTTAAATAGATGTAAAACAGCTATTGATTTACGTATAGCTATTGAAGATGAATATGGAGTAAGAGTACTTAGCAAAGATGGTGTAAACATTGGAATGAAGATTTTAACTCAAAAGTATCTCGAAAAAACAGGTTTAACCTGGTGGGATATTAAAGATTTAAGATCTCCAATGGATTATATTCCTTTAAAAGATGTAATACTACCATTTGTAAAATTTGATAGTCCGATACTAAAGAATGTACTTGATGATATGAAACATCAAGTAGTATCTCCAGGTAGAAAAGGCTATGAAAATAACTTCATATTTGATAATCTACGCTATACTGTAGGAGTAGGGGGAATTCATTCTAAGAATGATCCTGAAATCATTATTCCTAAAGAAGATGAATTACTTATAGACTGTGATGTAACATCACTATATCCGAGTATGCTAATAGAATATAAATTTTATCCTAAACACTTAGGGCCTGAATTTCTAGAAGTGTACAAGCAAATTAAAGAAGAACGAGTAGAAGCTAAACACAACGGCAATAAAGTTAAAAATGAAACCTTAAAGCTTGCCTTAAACGGTTTAATAAATAAGCCCTTACACCCAGGAATGGATGATAAGAATGAACCAAAATCGGTAGAAGTCTGGAATGATAATACCGAGGTAAACTAATAACTGTTAGTCACTGTACAGCATAGAAATTGAGCGTTATAGTAGCAAAAATATTTCCAAGAGTGGTTCACATCTAGAACAGATGAAAATATATGCGGATCTTATATTAATAATAAGTATAAGAAGTTAAGATAAAAAGCTTAACGATAACAACAATGTTATCAGGCAACTTACAAAATGAACATAATTTCTGTTACAGCCCTGAGGCTGTTATGAAAATTAGAATCAATGGTCAACTTTTACTTTTAATGTTAGCTGAGAAATTAGTCCAAATAGGATGTAGAATAGTACAAGCTAATACTGATGGACTCTTCTTAATTTGTAAAAAAGATAACTATAGTAATTACAGCAAGGTTTGTCGAGAATGGGAACAACTTACTAGACTTACTCTAGAAGAGGACCGTTTTGAAGCTATGTATCAATATGCGATTAATGATTATATTGCAGTTAAAGAAGGATATAGTAAGACTAAGAATCCTAATTTAATTAAAACAAAAGGAATGTTTATTACTGAAGTATTATTAGGTAAAGGTTTATCTGCAAAGATAATACCTGAAGCTATAATTAAATACTTTGTAGATAAAGTACCAGTTGAAGAGACTATAAAAGGATGTACAGATATACGTAAATTCTTAATGTCTGAAAAGACTGGTAAACAATGGCATGTTGAATACATGAATAAAGAGCAACAAAGAACTAATCGTTTCTACGCATCTACTAATGGTGGATACTTATGGAAATGGAAAGATACTGGGCACAAAGAAGGTGAAATTATAACATACACTGAGCCATATGTAGGAGAACATGAATATAAGGCTTCTGCAAGACAGTATCAGAATATGCTAACGGCATCTGGTGTTACTCTTTTAAATAAATTTGATGATAAACCAATTGAAGAACGAAAGATTAATTATAGGTATTATATATATGAAGCCTATAAGATAATCAGAGAATTAAAACCATTACAATTGAGCCTATGGGATTAACAAAGGCTACCAAATAAATTTCAAAGAACTATATGCTCATATAATATATGAGAATATGATTTTAGAAATAGACACTTCTATATTAGATAGAATACCAAACATATCTATTAATCAATTAGTATTCCTAACACTTGTATTGAGTGATATCAAAGTAATCAATCAAGACATTCAGAAACTTCTCAGCCTAGTTAATGAAGAAGAAATACAAGAGTTAGCTAATCAAGGTTTAATTAGTATTAATAATAGTACTGATAACCAAGTCATAAGTAAGACATCAAAACTAGATGAACTTCTTAAAGAAGATAAAACTATGTTTGATACTTTTTATGACCAATTTCCAGTTTACGTTATACGCCCTGATGGAACTAAAGGTTTCTTAAGAGCTAATGTAAACAAATGTAGAAAAGAGTATAACCGTATCGTAGGTAAATCTAAAGCAATGCATGAACACATTATGGATTGTCTAAGATATGAAATAGATGATAAAATGCGTACAGGCAAGATGGGTTATATGAAAACTATGTGGAAATGGCTCACTCAACATGAGTGGGAAACCTTTGAGGAACAAATGAAATTAGATGATTATCAACCTAATACTTATAATTATGGAACAGATGTCATCTAAAACACTATCATTTCGTCATATATCTACTGCAACAAATGAAGCAGTAGAATATATTCGTAAAAGAAAGAACCACGAAATTCAATCTTTAAGAACAAGATGGAATAAGTTTAATAAATCCTGTATGGGAGGAATTGAACCAAATACGATATATACTATAGTAGGTATATCTGGTAGTGGTAAATCTTCATTTGTGAATACACTTGAAACTGATTTAATAGATTTAAATTCTAATCAGGATGTTATAGTACTTAATTTTTCATTTGAAATGTTAAGTTCTAGGCAAGTAGGTAGAAAAATAAGCAGTAAGTTAAGGCAAACTACTGCTGAGCTATATAGTGCTAATAATGAATTAACAGATGATTTATTAGATAGAGTTGAACAAACTTCTCAACAAATAAAGTCGTATCCTATATATTATGTAGATACTCCTGGTACTGTTGAAGATATAGCTTCTACTATTAATTACTTCTATGAAACTAAAGCTAAAGACAAGAAATTTGTGATTATACTTGATCATACTCTTCTTGTTGAAGGTCAAAATCGTGAAAGTGCCTTGCAAGTTATTTCCGAATTACAGAAACTGTTTATTAAGGTAAAGAAATTACCTAATACTACTATAATTCAGTTATCACAGATGAATCGGAATATAGAAAATCCTGAAAGAATTAACAACCCTTCTATGCATTATCCAATGCGTAGTGACATCTCCTCTGCTGATACTATATTTCATGCGTCTGATTATGTCATATGTATTCACAGACCAGAATTACTCAATATACAACAGTATGGACCAAATCGTTTACTAGTAAAAAACAAAGTCTACCTACATATTCTTAAAAATAGAGATGCAGGAGAGTGTACAATATTAGAGTTTGATAATGATTTGAAATACAATAATTTAATTGAGACTATACGAGAAGAAGAACCAGCAAGGAAGATTTCGTTTAGTAATAACAATTAAAAAAGGCTGAAAATTATGAAAACATATACTTTTAAGTTACCGAAAAACAACAATAGTGCAGATATCTATAAAGAAAAGTTGATGAAACGAGTTATTAATGCTTATCCCTGGTTGACAGTAGAAAGCAACTATGACTATCCTAAATGTGACTTTGGTGTAGAATACGCTGGAGCTGGTGACTATATTACTCTAGGCTTAAGTAAGACTCATAATATTGGCTGGATGCCAGAAGAATGTGCAAACTGTCCGTTTAAGTGTTTTGCTGACGGTAGTATTAACTTTGATTTGGAGAAAGAGTTCTTCAGTGCAATGAATGCACTTGATATCTATGCAAAGAAGAATTATCCGTTTAAGAAGGATTATGACTTTGAAGATGAATTCGGTACACCGATTAAGATTTTCGATAATTTCGTACAGATTGGTTATGAAATTATCCCGATTGCAACTGGTTCATTGAATCATTTGAAACCGAAAACTAAGAAAACTATTATTGACATCACGATTAAGATTAAAAATAGTGGTTTGTTCTAAAAAATATTAAAAAAATATTTGTCCGTATTATCAGTGATTACCAAAGATTCTCAGTAAGGATACAAAAAATAAAGCTTTTTATGATTGTATTACCAAAAGAGAAAGTAAAAGCTAAAGTAGAAAATCCTAGATAACTGGGACATTATATAGTGATATATAATGAAAATTCCTTGAATTGCTGGAACCTTTTAATATATTTTACGTTTTTAATATAAAATTAGGGATATATTAAAACAATCAGCAGCTAAGCTTTATGATTACAGAAAAAACTTTAAATAAATATAAAGAATATATTGGAAAAACTATTGGAACATTAAAAGTAGAAGACATAGATCTAAGTATACCTAATCGAATATACTTTATATGCACTTGTACAGTATGCGGAAGAAAACTTAAAGTTAGAAATGATAATGTAGTAGATAGTAGAGTAGGATGTAGCAAATGTTTAGGGCAATGGCGTAGAAAAAACTTTGAAGAGAAATATAAAGACCTTCTTCCAAAGGATATTAGACATAAATATATACATTTTAAATGTAATGCTTTAAATAGAGGTATATCTTTCAATTTAACTCAAGAAGAAGTTAGAAAATTATGTGAATCACCTTGCTATTATTGTGGTAAGGAAAGATGTCTAGGAATTGATAGACTGGACAACTCAAAGAACTATACTACTGAAAATTGTGTTCCATGTTGTGGTTGTTGCAATAGAATGAAAATGGACTTAACTTTACCATTTTTTATAGAACAAATTAAAAGGATTTACAATAATCATAAAGAAAGTTCAACGACTATCTCGAAAGAGAGTACATCTAAAGTAATTGTAGATGGAAGTGGGGAACATCTCTATGTGAGATGATGATATAGTCTGATCTATATGGTGACATATAGCAGTTCATAAGAGAACGTATATAAGAGTAGCGTATTATATAGAACAAAATGAGATTTTTGATAATTTTTGGCAAGCCTAAGGCTGGTAAGACTACTTTAGCTTCCAAACTAGATAATAACTTAATTGTTGACTTAGAAGGAGGATCTGAATTCCTTGAAGCATTAGCAGTACAAGCTAGGTCTGTAAAAGATTTAGGAGATATTGCAAATGCCATTAGAGAAGAAATTAAGTCAACAGGGAAGAAACCATATAAGTATATTACTCTCGATAATGCATCTCGACTCGAGGAAATATGTCTAAGCTATGCAGCTACGTTGTATCGTCAAACACCTATGGGAAAGAACTACTCAGGTAATGACGTTAGAACCTTACCTAATGGTTCTGGATACATGTATTTACAGCAAGCTGTAAGAAAAGTTATAGACATGTTTAGAGATCTTTGTGATAACTTCATCTTAATTGGTCATCTTAAGGATAAGATGATTAATAAGGAAGGTGAAGAATTATCTGAGATGTCTCTAGATTTAGTTGGTAAACTTGCTAATATTATATGTGGCGAAGCTGATGCAGTAGGCTATGTATATAGAAAGAAAAATGAAACTCATATTTCTTTTGAAGGAGGAGATAACTCTGTAAGAGAAGCAAGAGCGCCACATCTAAGAGGTAAAAATATTGTTATTGCTGAAAGTGATGACAATAATAATATCAAGGTATATTGGGACAAAATATATTTGCCTGAATAACTTTAACCGTATTTTATATCAGTTTAAAGAATTAAGATTATGATTTATAGTACAGAATTAGCAAACCAGATACAAGAGAGTAAGAATAAGTATTTAGAAGCAGGTATTCACGAAAATGTGAAATTTGTTAGTGCTAGAGTTGATAAGTCCATTAATGGAAATATCTTTATTGAATTTAAATTCGAGAAAGATGACCAGACTATGACTCATACTGAATGGGAATCTACTAAGAAACCTAATGAGTCTGAAGAAGAATATCAGGCTAGAGCTACTAGACAAGTAAAGCGTATTCTACAGATTTTAGGATGTTTCTATCCTAAAGAAGTACTTGTTTTTGCAGGTGCATCATTTAATGAATTTGCAAACTGGGTTGTTAATTTGCTTAATGCAGCAAATAAAGATATTTTACTTAGAGTAAAAATAGTTTATAATAATAAAGGCTATACTACTTTGCCTACTTATTGTAAGTTTACTTTTATTGAACCTATGAATTTACCTGAAGGTCAGAAGAGTAAGATTACAGAGTTGAATATTGACTTGTTCGTTCGACCTGTAATTGCAGATAAGGAAAGTAAAGAAGAGAACCCGTTAGAATCAATTTCTACAGAAGATTCTAATACTGGTAGTGATCTACCTTTCTAATTAGTCTTTAAACCAGTCAGCCTACGCTAGGCATAATATAGCGATACGTGAGTAGCATACCGCTATGTGAGTCTTAGACAAAATAATAGATTTGGGATAGTATGCACTCACGTTTTAAAGGGGTATTAGTTTAATGGTAAAACAAGGTAGCTAGAAATAGTTGATTATTATAATAGAGCTAACATAAGCAAGCTTATTCTATTATAGAACGCCTGTATTGCAGTTCGATTCTGCAATACTCCACAAATTAAAATCTATATCATATGCTATACGACACTACAAACATAAAAGATGAAGTGAATATTACTTTAGATTATATATTATCTAAAGTAACAGAATATGATATATATGCAGCGTATATTGGTAATTTTAAAGTAGGTATGATCTATAATAGTCCATTTAGAAAAGATAAAAATCCATCATTTGGATGTTTCTATAGTAGAACTACTAAACAATTAATGTTTAAAGATCATGGTACGGGTGATTGCGGTAATGTAATTAAATTTGTTTCATTACTTACTGGTTTAACTAATTATTCAGATATACTTAATAATATAGTTAATAAGCTTAAAATTACTAATAATACACAACTCGTTAGCTCTAAGCAATACATACCGTCAACAGAGACAGTAATTGGTGTAGTAAGGCAAGACTTTACTTTAACAGACATCAATTACTGGTCTCAGTTTAATATTAGTATTAATACTTTGAAGAAATTTGGAGTAAATAGTATTAAATATTACTTGTGTAATGGTATTGTAAAGGGCATTTACAAGGATACTAATCCTATGTATGCTTATAAGGTATATAATCATTTTAAGATATATAGACCTTTAGCAGATAAATATACAAAGTGGCGTAATAACCTGACAGAGAATGACATTCAGGGGTTTAAACAGTTACCTAAAACTGGAGATATACTCATAATAACAAAGAGTATGAAAGACGTCATGTGTTTATACGAAATGGGGATACCTGCAATATCCCCATCGTCAGAATCAACTTTTATACCTGATAAGGTATTAGAACAGCTTAAAAAGCGTTTTAAACGTATTATTATACTGTTTGATAGAGATGAAGCTGGCGTAAAATATCTTCGCAAAATGAGCCTTAAAACAGGCTTAGAAGGGCTTTTAATCCACAAAAAGTTCAAAGCGAAGGACGTATCAGATGCTATTAAAGCAAATGATTTTGAAACTATTAAAAATTGGCTTTATGAAAACATTAAAAGATAAACTAAAAACATTTTGGAAAGGTTTTAGAAAAGTTATATCAAATCTAATTTGCATTCCATTCATATTAGCTACTATAATTGTAGCTATGATTACAGTAGGAGTATGTAAACTAACTAACATGCTACTACAATTAGATGATGATATTATAGAAACCTTTGGAGAATGTATTTATGAAGCAAAAGAAGAAATAGGGAAAAGTACGCAACGCAACTCCTAATATATATGATGGAATAAAGTTTAGAAGTAAGCTTGAAACATATACATATAAAAAGCTGAAAGAAGCTAAAATCAATGCAGATTATGAACAGCATAGATATGAACTTCTTCCAGCTTTTACTTTTGGAGAAAAGAAATATAGGCCAATGACTTATCTACCTGACTTTGTAGGAAATAAGTTCATTATTGAATGTAAAGGCTATCCCAACGAAGCATGGCCTTTACGTGAAAAACTATTTAACTACTACTTGTATAGATTTGAACCTAATATAAAATTCTATGTAGTACATAATCAGAAACAAGTAGACGAGTTAATAAAACATTTAAAAGAATGTTAATTTTTTGTGCAGTATTAATATACAAATTAACAATAAGTTTGCATTATGAAAATATGTGCAATTAGTGATTTACATGGTATATTACCTTCTGTACCAGAATGTGACGTATTATGTATTGCTGGTGATGTAGTAGATTTACTCGTTCAACGTAGTTCTGATGAATCAGATGCATGGTGGAGTACTGCTTTTATTACATGGGCTGATAAGCTATCGTGTAAAAAGATATTTGTAGTACCAGGAAATCATGACATTTATATTGAACAATTATATGACGGATTAATAAAAGATACTACTTTACAGGAGTTTAAGGATAAAATATCTTTACTTACTAATAATAAAGTAGTATTTCTTATTGATGAATTACATGAATATAAAGGAGTAACATTCTATGGTACTCCCTGGATAGCTCCTATACACTGGCAAACATGGGCATTTGAAGATACTCAACATGAATATGATGAGTATGTATGCCCATATGAAAAGATACCTAATTGTGATATACTCATTACTCATGAGAATCCGAATTATAATGAAAAGCTTGAAAATTACTGTTTTGGTAAGTATAAGCATCATTTCTTTGGACATTGGCATAATGGTATATCATACGGTCATCTTAATCAACATAACTGTAGTATATTAACTGACAGTTATATGATAAGAGAAAGACTTAAAATAGTAACAATTGATTTTAATTTAGAGAAAAAATCAGATAAATCTAGAGAAGATTTACTTTTTAATCTCTTAGTTGAAACAATTAAACATAAAACTGAAGAAGAAAACGAAGAAGAACAATGATAATTGATAAACCGTATTATGAAGATAACACGAGAATATCAAATTCTTCTATAGGTTGGTTTCTAAAAAAAGGTCCTTTATACTTCCGTAATATGCTTGATGGTAAGGAAGAAGGATTAAAGTTACCGCAGTTAGAAAAGGGTACTATGATACATGAGTATATACTCCAACCAGATGAATTCTGGAATGATTATACAATACTTGAATATGAAGTACCTAAAGTAAAACAGCAAAAAGATTTCTGTGATTGGTATTCTATATTTAAAGATACTAATCCATTAGAAGATGATGATAAATTATTATTAGATTCTTATAACAAGGCTTATAGTAATAAATTATCTGAAGATGCTAAATTATCTATTGCTAAGGATTTTGTATTAAGATATGATGAATATATTAAGTCAAAGTCTTTGAAAAATAATAAAAAAGCAATTTCATTTGCAGATCTTAATATGTTAAAGACAATTAAGTCTAACATTGAGAAACATAAGAAAGCAAATGAATTACTAACAGATATTCCAGGAGTAGAATCTCATAATGAGTTTCATATTAACTGGACATTTCCTATTAAGACAGATAGTCTTAAAATGGATGAAAATAAGACCTGGTATGCACCTTGTAAGTCATTACTTGATAGATGCATATTTGATCATGTCAATAAGAAAATTATTCTAATTGACTTAAAAACAACATCAGATGTCTATAACTTTAAACATTCTGTAGAAGAATTTGATTATTATAGACAAATTGCTTACTATTTGTTAGCTATTACATGGTATATGAAAGATCAAGATATTGATATTTCAGATTATGATTGTGAAGCATACATTATAGCTATACAGACAAATAGTAATTATGAAGTAAGAGTATTTAACATGTTTAATGAAACAGAGTTAGACTCTCGTAAAGATACTATTATCAGTGCATTATCAGAACTTTCATATCATTACCAGACTAATAATTGGGAGCATACTCGCAGTTATTACGAAGGAAATGGTACTGAAGAACTTGAATGATGTTAGTATATATATAGTTCCATTATTAGATGATAATCTTACATGGAATGATTTAACTGTAGAAAGCGGTTATATAAATGCATATACTACAGATAAGAACAGACCTTTTTTAGAAGAAAAGGTCTTTCTTGTATATGATAGTAGTGTAAACACTAAAGAATCTATAGAACGGTTTAGAAAGTTTAAGAAATTAGATTCTTTATATAATACTAGATATATTACTATAAATAATAAGCATTATACTATTTATTGTTTAAGTAATCCTAAGTATAAAAAAGATATTAATAATCTTCAATCTACAGGTAAAACATATAATGTAGAAGCTGCATTAGAAATAAACAGATTTTGGACAAACGTGCCTGTTCCAGAATTAGCACAACGATTATTTCTAAGTACTTATAGATTTGGTGATACTATAAGTGCTGAATTACCTGAAGAAGATTATTATAGTTATGAAGAGTGTGATGAGCTCTCATAACAAAATAGGCTGAGTAAATTAATACTCAGCCTTCTTTTTTTACACTATATCTAACGAATTGATAATTTAGATAGAAACTTTTTAGAAGTTCATTAACTAATTCTATAAATAGTTCCTTTTTGCTTTTGGATCTGTTGCTTCTATTATACTCTTAAATGGGGTAACCTTGATTATATTTTTAAGTATAACCGGCATTCCTTTATAAGGGCCTCTGTCTATTATAGTAAAAGGAGTTCTATCACCTACATATGAAGCAGGATTAAATAGATTAATAAAACTAGAAGCATTATCAAACCAATTGAAAGCTGCTGTAGGAGACTTAATTAATGAAATAAATTCAAATGGATTATACATAGTTCTAAATTCAAATGCTGAACGCATTGCTAAGTAAGTAATAGACTAGGTTAACCATGTATCATACTCATCATCTCCATCTACTATAGTAGCCATAGCAAGAGCTACAGTAGTAGAAGCTGCTATTAGCACTAATTCATTTAGAACTCTTCTAACAGCATACTATTCATAATCTTTTAAGTTATTATAGTCTGCTAATAATTGTGTCATAGCAAAATGTCTCTATCCTATAACATTTTTTAAGAATTTACCAGTAGACCTATAATATCCTTCTTCTTCTACTCCTAAATCAAGATTAAACTATTTTTTCTTAAATCTATCATGCAGTGCAGATATCATAAAGTTACGATGTAACACAATATAAGAAGCTATAGAGTTAGCATGTACTGCCGCTTTATCTATTTCTCGTAAAGTACCATCAATTCTCTAAGTAAGTATATTAATTCTATTTCTTACTTCATTCTATAGCTTATCATTAACATACTATTTATACTTATCCTATACTTTTATATTACCTTCTTTATCTTCTACAAATACATCATATAAAGTTATAGGCAATTGCTCAAATTTAGTACTATTAGAATTAAATTTATTAATATACTACTGTTTAGTCATAAAACCTTCTCCATCTACAAATCTATAACTGTGATATATACTAATAACTGTATGACTCTTAACAGTATAATCAGACTAAGTATAACCTGCAAACCAGAAATTTTGATTTATAGCTCTTAGTACCTAACTCTGATCCAATCTGTCAAATATCTCTTTATTGTCCTTTACTACTTGATTTAGTTGTAACAAATAAGACAATTTACCTTTAGGTACTGGATTACCAATATTAGCCATCATATCTGGTAACTATCTAGCAAATTCATTAGAAGCAAATTTAAGGTCATTGGTATCAAAGAATCTACCCATTTTGGCTTCTAAAGTAGTATAGGTAGCGTCAGTAAAGAAAGAAGTACCAATAGACCACAAGTTACCTGATAGATTTACTTTAGTAACGAATCCTCGTATTATATCCAATGTTTTACCTATGTTTATCTCTTTATCTAATATATTTACTGTAATAGGAGTTTTATTTCTACCATACATTATTCTATCAACTAATAGCTAAGCTTGTTTATATACATTAGCTGAACCTGCTGTTTTTAGTTCTTTCTTAGTTCTAATTTGAATATTCTTTAGAAGATTGAGTAATAATTCAACATCGTCCTATTGTTCTACCATATTATTATAATTAGCAGCCATATTATAATAAGCTATTACAGATGCGACAGCGTCTGTTGATATTTCATTGGTATCTTCTAGCATATTTATAAATCTTGTAGGTATTACTTTAATAGGATCGCCATTAGGCATAGTAGTAAAATCATCTACATAATCAGTATCATCTACTCTAGTAACAGCTACATCGTCAAATATATATTTCAAAGCATTTAGTACGCTATCTTTTCTACCTAATACTTGCATAAATCTTGCAGGTATTTGAGGCATTCTACCATCGTCACCAAATGTTAAGAATGATATATACCTATTAGCCTTATTGATGGTATCAGATAAATCGTCATATAATTTCTTTAATTCAGGTTTATCTACTATTTCTTTATATGCTTTACTATTGTCATAATATTTCTTATTAGGCTATACAGTAGGACCAGCTGGATCCCAGTCCTTATTAAACCAATCTGATTGTCTATCTATAGTAGAGTATCTACTTATTGGCGCATACTCTGTATACTTTTCTAATAACTCATCTTTTGGTTTTAATTCTGTATAATATGAAGCTGGATGCATACGACCTCTACCGTCTTCATAATGATTATTATTAAACCAATCGTTATAAGCTTCTGTACCAGCTTCTCTAGCATTCTAGCTATCTTTATAGTACTGTTCTGTTGGAACTACTTCCGCTATATCACTAAATTTCTTATCCGTGTCAATCTATTCTGTCCAAGTATATAAATTAGCTATATCCTAATCTAATTTCAATAGTTCCCTTTTTTCAGAATCTGACATTAAATTAGAATCTATCTTACCAGTACGAGGATCTTTAAATAGCTATTGGAATTCTCTACGTTTCTTTATAGCTTCTTTGTATTCTTCAGATTGTTCTACTTTACCTAAACTATCTAATTCATCGTAGAATTCCTAAGTGTACTATTTCTTTAAATTTCTTGATTCCCATAACTATAGTTGAGTAGATCCTTCACCATACTTAGCTACTACTTTTGCTCTATCTCTATTATAGCTTTCTTTATCTGTTTTATACTTTACATGCTATTGAACTATTTCATTAAAGGAATGCAACTCATTAGCTATGATTAAATCATCCCCTGTTTTTATACTACCATCTAGATTATATCTATTAGATAGTAGAGCTTTTTGTCTACGTAAACTAATTAATGAATTATATTCAGATTCTGATAATAAGTTATCATATTCTACTCCATCTACTGTAATAGGATCTGCTATAGTATTAATATAGTTATTAATCTCATTTATAGCATCCCTAGTTTTCATAGAAAGCATTTTATTTCTAGTTGAATAATACTCTGGCTTATACTTTCTATTAGCTCTATCAGAGTAGAATTTATTAACTCCATCAAACCATTTTCTTTGAATATCTTCATCATCAGGCATTATGTATTGGTCATGCTCATCTTTTTGTATTCCTAATTTACTAGATAAATTATTTAGATATTCCTTCTAATCTCTTTTGAATTGCCCTTTATTGATAGGAGTAACCTTTAATCCAGTATATGTGCCGTCGTCATACTTCTCATATAGTAATTTTTGAACGTCATTACCGTATTTCTCCTTTACTTTATTCAGCTACTTAACTAATTCAGTACCTACCTACAATGTTTCTCTATCTGTCTTATTGACAGTATTCTATAACATATTAGCTATAGTTTGCAATACCATATTATCGCTATTAGTAGCCATACCAAACCAATTCATAAATATATTAGTATCATGTTTAGGATCGTCTAACCATGCTAATACTTTATCTATATAATCTTGTGGTACAGCTCTAGATTGTAGGTATTCTTGTAGAAATTGGTATCCTTTCTCTTTAAGTACATTAGTAAATCTATTGTTTACTATAGTTAATTGCTAAGCTATATTCGCGATATTCTACTTTATTGTTGGGTACTCAGGTAATTCTTTGAATATATCAGTAGTATCTACTGCGTATTGGATCTAATCAATAAGAGGTTTATAGAATCCTAAATAGTCATTAGATAGCTGTCTAATTTGTTTAGCATTAATGTCACCTATTGATTTAGATAAGAATTTAATACTATCTTCTATAGTATCACTTACATGCTGTACGAATTGTAGTATACCTTGTTCAGTTTCAGATTTAGACAATTGTGATATAATAGTAGATATTTGGTTCCATACTTTAGGATTTTTTACATTGTAATGTTTAATGGCATTTAATCTATCTTTTAATCCTTTCTATATCTTGTCATATAGTTTGTCTATCTATTTTTGTTGATTATTGTCTAATTTACTGAATGTTTCACCACTGTATTCCTCATCGTAATGATCAATTGAATGGATACTTATCTCTCCCTGATTAACTTTATCAAGTAAAGACATAGCGTAATCTTGCAAATTAGATATATCTTCGGGTAATTTAGAATAAACAATGAATTTTTTGCCAGTAATTATCCTATTTATTATACCTTTTATAAATATCCACAGTCTCTAGAACTTACTTCTGTCAGTTAATTTTAAATGAGCACGAAATGCTGTGTTTGATAGTACTTCATTTAAAAACTCATCACTCTACTAATCTTTACCTAAACCATATAACACACTCCCTATTTTCTTTCTATATTCAATTTGTAATTCGTCAAGTAAATTTTTAAATTGCTCATTAGTTTCATATTCTTTACGCAAGTAAATATGTAACATTTCATGAGCAACATCTTCGGCGTTTAACTATACCGATGAAGAATTAATTACATCTGAATACAAATATAAGGCAGCTCCAGCTTCGGCTCTAACTCCTTTTTTGTGACCTTTATATATTACAAATGGTCTGTTGACTTTATTTAATTTCTTAAGAAGTTCTTTAGTTTGAGATTTTACTTCATCGTGATTAATAAAGAAGTTTACTACATCTACAGTATCTGCAAATTCTCCTAACTATTCCAATAAAGTATTAGAAGAACCCTATTTAACTTCATTTCTTTTATTGTAAGCTTCAATTAACAGCTCACCATTTTCATCTACTTGTTTAGATAATTCATCTGATAATTGTGTTTTAAAAGCTTCTGTAAAGGTTTCAGCCTTTGCTAGAATAGCTTGTTCACGATTATTATCAAACTAGCTTAAAAGGTCTGAAAATAGTTTAGAATCCTCTCCGTTAGGAGCTTTATCTAATCCATTACCTTTATTCTAATCCCAAAGGTAGTAGGCTTTATTTTCGCCTACTACCTCTACTAACTCCTTCCATTCGGGAAGATTTTTATTTGGACAATATTTATTCATATTATAAATTACATATAAATTTGTTAATCAAACCTTCCACTTCTTCTGGAGTAGTTGGATTTTCTTTACGTAATAATTGAGTAAATTCTTCTATTTTATCATCTATTTTAGATGCTAAATCTGTATTATACTTGCTTAATTCAGTTAATTGGTCTTTTACTCTATTTATAACATCATAACCTTCTTCACGTAACATGCCTCTAACAACAGTAATAACTTCACTGAATCTTCCGCTATCTTGCTCTTTTCCATTATACATATGAGTTAGTTTAGAATCTCCTGTACTTAATAGTTTCTAAGCCATTTGTGGATTCTACTAGAACGAATCAAACATTAGGTTTAACATAACTGATTTAGATATAGAGTTCCATTCATCTAACTATTGTTTAGTCATAGATAGGTTTTTGGGAGAAGTTAAGAATTTAGCCTGTTTGGGATTGTTCGTATTGAGAACACTGTCAGCAATATCCTACCTATTTGCTGTAATGGCTTTCATGTAATGAAAACCTTGTTCTACAGAGTTAAATTTAATTGTCTTAATATTGCCATCATTATCCTCGATATTATAATTAAAAGGTCTAGTAGCAAAGTTACTTAAATCGGCATTCTCATTTGTACCTGCATATATATTTATAGACTGATTTGATACCAATTCTTTAGATGTTTCAGCTTCACTAAGTACTACTCCTTGTTCATTATCATCTTTATCATCCTACTCCCATTCAAATTTCATATCCTATTGCTCTTTAGCATAATTCATATTCTAATAGGGCGGAAGATCAGTAATCAAATGAATATCAGAATTCTACCAGTTAGGTTTACTATAATCATCAGCCATATCAGCTAATGCTTCCTGATTTTGTAAAGCTTCGGTATAATCCCATACACTTTCTTTATTAAAATCAAATTGAGATTCTTTACCGTATTCTACTACAGTATGTCCTCTGTATTTGTATCCTTTCTTAGATACTAATCCATAGATAGGTATGTAATTCAAACGATTAGTATCTGGATCAGCTGCTTGTTTATAACCTATAAGAGAGTATACGTGATAATTAGCTGGAGTACGACCTAATCCGTCATTTATTTTAATATATGGGTAGAATATAGGGAATTTACCTTCTATTAGTTTACCTTTATCATTAACATAAGTCATTGATAACCAATTACTAGGTCTAATGGCAGGTCTATCTGTTTTATCCTATCTTTCTCCTAATATGATATTAGGAACTACGGACTAATCATTTAACGATATAGAATATAATTTGACTCCTTTATTGTTATATAGATCTACTGGTCTTACTAACTTATCATTTTGCCAGTTATTTAAGAATAAGTCATCTCTTACTATAGATTGATCAACTCCATTAGATAATTCATCTAGTTTAGTCTATATGTAGTCAGTATAACCCATTGACATTTTATAACTATTCGGAACATATTGGAAGAATGAGTTCATAGTAGGATTATCCCCTGAAGTAAGGAAAGCATATACTACTAAATCTTTAAATAATTGGCTTACTCTAGGTTCTGGGTCATCTATTAATTCTCTCCAGTAGTTTATCAAGTTATTAGCTTGTGATTGATCAGCATCAAGTAAAGATGAAGTATCAATGAAATCTAAACCATTATAATCTATATTGGGTATCAAATAATTTATAAAGTCATTATTTATAGTACCGTCATTATTTAAAAATCTACTTAGTTTGGGATTACCTTTTAGTATTTCATATTTAAAGTTATTGATACGTTTTGCCATTGACATTTTTCCAGTAAACATACTGTGAATATCAATACCATTTTGGTATATAAACTGGTTAAAAAACCCGCTCTTAATTTGAGCTTCCATTCCTGAAATAAGAGCATTAAGTAGTTTAGAATCAGCATTATTCTTTCTACCAAGTAATGATAACATTATGTCTTTCTTACTTAAAAAAGTATCAGTGTTTCTAAGTAATAAGTTCTTGAATATAGAAGTACCAAACGGAATACTATTTTCTGTCTTTTTAGCAATAAAAGTTTCATTATAGAAACGTTCAATTTCACCATTAGCAAAATTAGCATCCTCTGTCATTGCCCACATACCATTATAGTATGTTTGCTGTTCAGCAAATGTCTTACCGGTTTTCTTAGTATCTACTTTAGAATACTTAACCAAATTAGCTAATGAATCAGCATATGGTTTTAATGCTTTCCAAGCATAATATATACGAACCTATTCTTCGTTAAAGTTACTTATCTCTTCTTTATTTAGCTTGAGTAACTCTCTTGTTCTAGATGTGTATTCACCATTTTCTTTCTGATATGTACTAAACAAGTCTTGATATTCGTTAGCTCTTGAATTTTCATTGCCGTTTATAAACTCATATTTTTTCCTATACTTCTTAGTAGGATCATATTTATCAAGTACTGATTCAATTGCTTCATTTTCTAACTGAGTAGGAGTTTTAGTTCTATCTATACCATACTTACCCTTAGTCTTTATTACAGCTTCTGCCATTTCTTTAAGGATAGGTTGAGCAACAAAGTAGAATGTCTACTTACCTTTACCAGTACGTAACAAGAAAGAAACCATATTGTATGTCCATGAATTAACATTCAATCTTACAATATAAGGGTCTTTAGCAATATCTACGAAACCATTGATCATAGCTGATAACCAGTCAAGTATTCTACCACCTTTCTTCATGCCTGCCACTGGAGTATCGTATATACCGCCTATATTCCATATATCTAGAGTATTAGTGAACTTATTTCTAACCATACTAAGTTTAGTAAGTTGAGTAAGGATATGATGAGCATTGTTCAATGCAAAAGGACCAATACCTGCTTTACCACCAGTATATTCAGCTTTTCTAGCTTCTTGATAAGTAGGAGAGTATACTTCAAACGGAGTAGGATGATAGCTACTAGGTCCTTCAATATCTCTAAGTACTTCCTTAACATTCTCTGTAGCATTATCAATAGATAACTTAAGTGAGTTAGTATTATCTTTAGTAAGTAACACTTTCATATAAGCATCAAGCATTTCATTCTTTATAGAACTACGTACATCTTCATATTTAAGAGCATTACCTTTAGTAATTTTAACTCCTTTGTTGTTATAACTAAATCTAGCTACATATAGTTTATCAATATCGAAGTCAGAACCAGTAAGCTTAGTAAAGTCTTCAGGAAGCATAATAGTATCACCCATTATTTCGGGGAATACATCTACAAAACGTAATGGTGATATAGATGCAATAGACTGAGTAGGAATACGATAACCAATGGCGTTAGCTGTAGCTTTATCACCAATAATTTCATGATCAATAAGCCACTGTCTAGCTTCTCTATATGTTAAGTTTTCATAATTAGGTATAAAGTACTTAAACAAGTTTATACTTACTACTGAATCCATAGATCCTTCTTCATTAATAGACTTGAGTACTCTGCCGTCATTTATCATATTGGGTGTTATTACTTTAGTAGAAGTAGCTTCTAGACCTAAAGTAGATCTTTGAATAAACGCTCCACCTGGTATATGAACATCAATAACTTGTTTGTTAATCATAGAAATAAATCTACTTTCCAACCACTTGTTATCAGATAGAGAAGATAAAGGAATTATAAACTTATTATTAGCTGTTTTAAGACCAGATAATACATTATCATTAGCATCTGATTCTCTAGCGTCATCTTCTAGCATTTTAGCTAGTTTGGGTATATTAACACTACCGTCTTTGTTAAATAATTCATCTTTTAAGTCTTTAACACCCATATCAGATAATTTATTCAACGCATTCATGATAGTATCTTTGATTTCTCTACCAGTTACTTGTCTACCCTCAATACCATATAAATCATCCATACGAAGATTGGATAGATTTACTTTCATAAACTGAGTACCAGCCATCTGTTCTTCATGCGTATGTGGATTAGTTTCTGACTGTTGTCTCAAGTATTTAAACTTCTGAGTATAAGTAACCAAGTTATTGAAATCATTTAGAGTATTTCCTTCTTCATTAATTAACTCATCAGTAACTTTAGCACTGAGAACAGTTTGCCCATCCCTTAGTTCTATTTCACTGTCTTTAGCTACTCTGTAGAACTTCATAGGAGATCTAGAACCAGCTTTAACAGCAGAATCAAATAGAACCATATCTACTGGTTTACTAGGATCTGTCATTCTATCATACAGTGCCTTTATATCACCAGTAGCTATACTCTTGAATAATGGGAATAACGCCATCTTATTGAAGTAAGGTATACCTAATCCAGGTATTTCATTGAATCTAGTACCAAATGCCATATACTTCATAGCATTTAATATAACCTTATTAGCTTCAGCATACAATTTAGGATCAGAGTCCCATAAATCAGCTGTATCTTCATTAGTAAGTATATCAAATGCTTTCTTTATTTCAGGAGACCATACTCCACGCATTCTAAGTAGATCTCTGGTCATATTAGGACTAATATATACAGCAGCATCGGCTACGTTTATTCCTCCTTTATAACCTTCTACTTCTGCTTTAGCGGCTTGTTTAGCTATCTTAACTGACTCTGGATAGATTTTTTCAATTTCCTGTATACTTAAGTCTTTTACTTTATTCCAAGCATCTTCACCTTCTAGTTCTTGAATAGTTTCTTTAATATTACCTCTAGTAAATAACCCTTCATATATATAATATTGCTTGTCCATTATCTCATGGTCTTTTAATTCAGCAACTACATATTCATCTCTAATCGGATCATTAAAGAAATCTAGTCTGTTATTCAAACCAGTAGAAGTAAGAGAACCAAGACGTTTGATTTTATCAATAGATACGTCTACAGGGCCGTGTTCATCATATTTTACTTTATAGTATGCAGGAGCACCACTAAATAGTTTTTCAACTTCATTAATTGATATTATACTATTGATAGTGTAGTCTGCCAGCATATCAAAGATAGCATAACCTTCAGCATTAGTAGGATCAAGCTGGCTATAAAAAGTCTTTCTACTATTTAATTCGATATCGTCAAGTAGTTTGTTACGTAGACTCCATATATCGTTGTTTTCGTTACCTTCAATCAATCCTAATTCTTTAGCTGTAGCTATTTCCTGTTTAACACGTTGATTGATTAGAGAGCTTAAAAATGCCTTCTACGTGTCTTTAGATAAGTTAAAGAAATAGTCTTTAGCTGTCTGAAGATTTTCTTTAGCTGACTTCATAGGATCATTAAAACTAATGAATCCTTTAGATGTATTGATACCAGTTAGTAATAAGAATCTAGCACCATTACCTTCTAACTTCTTAGAGTGTTTTTTACCATTCTTATCTTTCCAACTTACTTTGTTAGGAGTATGGAAGTTCTTTATTCTTCTAGAAGGTTCTAACCAATCATTATTGATAGTACCATCATCATTGTAATGCAACCCAGTCTTTTCATCATAATGAGTTGGATCGTCGTCTATTTGTCTTAAACAAAGCTCTATTTGGTTTAATTCATCATAACAATACCCAAGTAAAGTATCCATACTTTGTTCTCCATATCTGATATAAGCGCCTTGTGGAGTAACATTAAAGTTTATTCTTTCATGGGGTAATCTTATACCTTTAATGAAGTGATAAGTCTTTTTATCGGCTACAGTAGGGAATATAATTCTATCATTAAATACAGCTACCATTTTAGCTAAATAGTCCTCTCTATCGGTAATTCCAAAGTAATCTCTACCAGCATCTTGTGAAGTAGTATCTTTGAAGTTTATAAGAGTTTCGACAGACAGATCTTTATTACCATTCTTTACAGAATTAAGTATTATTGAATTGCTATTATATACTACAGAATTTAAGTTATCAAATGTATCTTTATCATTTACTATTTCATTAAGTCTATCTTTAGCAAAGTTATTTTGAGATACCATATAATAACTATTACCATCTGGACCATAACTACTTAAACTTTTATCAGTAGCGTGTTGATAAGCGTAGTAATTCGCAATTTCTTTGATAAATCCAAATGTATTCCATATTTGAGTAGGTTGTAATGACTCTTCTGCTACCTTTATAGGACTAATAGTATTATCTTTATTAATAGAATTCTTAATGTTCTCTAACGTTTCTACTAATCTAGGAACGCCACCAAATTTAATTCTGTTTACTAAGAATGAATTTAATAGAGTATATTGGTCTAATCTAGGATTACCATAATCTCCAGATAATAGCATTCTGTTAAGAGTAGGTTTATCTATTCCTATACCAACAGAATTCATCATACGAATAATAATATCTTTCAGATACTCTTGATTAGATGCTTCATGTAGATCTATATTGTTATCTCCTATTCTTAACAAACCTTTATTGTTAGTAAATGCATTTCTAATTCTATTGAAATTATCTATTATAACACGTAAGGTTTGCTTAGCATTATCTGTTGCTACAATTGCTCCGCTTTCATTGTACTTAAATATACCAGAATTATTAAACAGGTATTGTGACCATACTCTAGGATAATTAGCTGCTTTTACATCTATAGTATTATCCTTTAGTTCCATTCTAGTAAATCCTGTTTCAGCATCTTCACTAATCTTTACTGTAATGTAGTTATTAATATCAGATGTAATAACAGTCTCTATTCTAGTAAGCATTGCTTCAGCTTGAGTAGCTACATTAGTATCAGTACTTAATGAGTTCTTTACTAAAGTAGTCAATCTAAGTAATAAAGCTTGATAGAAAGTATCACCATTCTTGGCAAAGAATTGTACTTTATCTATGATGTTGGATATAGTTCTACAGCCAGATAGATCTTTTAATATGTTTGTCCAAGCTATATTAGGATCTACGAAACTAGGGAAATGAGTATACTCGTCGAATTTAGTTTGAGGAGCGCCATCTTTACCTATTTCATATGCTGGAATAGTTTGGAAGAAGAATTTAACTTCAGCAGGAGCATTATCTCTAATAGATATATTCATACCTTCTACAGTATGTTGGCCTATATTTACTCCTTCTGTACCTTCTTCTATATTAGAAATAGTATCGTTTTCATTTCTATCTACTGCTCTAATTCCTAACTATTTTAGCTTAACAGTAAGCATTGGTAGGATAATAGAATCAAATTTCTCTACTACTTCATTGATAACATCAGAAGGATACTTATAAGCTTGTGCCTGAAGTATAAGTTTAAGTCTATCAAACTTAGGAGCTTCCTTAGATAAATCAGAGTAGTTTATTGTCTTACCATCAGTAAATGATACTTGGAAGAAAGCATATGTTAAACTGTTTATAATGTCATTCAATTGCTTAACCGTCTGAATATGTTTAAATTTATATCCAGATACTTCCATGTTAGCTCCTTCACCTTTGTATATTTCTCTGAATCTAGCTACATTTTCAGTACTTGGCTTCAATCCATAATACTTACCCCTGTTAATAGCTGAATATATCTTAGCTAATCCATATTGACCAGTTCTAATCCATAACTTAATAAAGTCGTATATTCTTCTGAACCAGTTTTTAGTATCAAATCTGTAATTGCCTGATTCGTTTAGCATGAAGTCTTTAAACTGATCAGCTAATTTTTCATCAATTTGCTTATCAGTTAATCCTTGATCTCTATACTTTTTGTAAATTCTGTTTCTATGTTTAGGATCAATTAACAATTGAGATACTCTATGCCATGCCTCGTGATATTGAACACCTTCTGGAGCCTACTCTGAGATCTTTATAGAATCTTCGGTTACTCTACCTACTACAATATTACCAGCCTCTGTAACATCTATGACAGAAGAAACTATTTCTGGAGTAATGCCTAAAGTAGATTGCATCCACTCTTTAGCCTATTCAGGATTCATTTTATTCTAGCTATTAATAGCTAATTCAGATACTTCCTTTTCAGTTACTTCCATATTAGGGCCTTTTCTACCCTTACCGTCTAATATAGAAAATATTTCATCCAAATCTATAGTAGTTTGCTTACCTGTTTCATCAGGTAAGGTAATGCTACCTCTTTTAGTTTCTTCCTGAACTTTTTGCTGAGACTGCTCTATTTTACGCTATGCTGTCTTATCTATCAACATTACATCATCAATGTAAATATTAGCATCTTGTAAAGTATCAGCTATATCTGTGAGTAATATACCTTGCTTTATATACCAACCAAGTACACTAATACCATTAGGATGACTAGAGTCTACCTACTTATTACCATTACTATCTTTAGTAATACCAAAATCTTTATTAGTAAACTCTAAAACATTCGGTATTAATGTGATCTTATCTACATTATTGTTCTTTAAGAATAAAGCCAAAGGATATAGTTTAGGATCCTTTACTTGGGACTGTAAATCACCACCTAGATAATTAGAACTTAAACCCGATTCATCAATATTCCAATGGAAATTATCCATTATATAATTCTTCAGTCTTTCTCTAATTTCTGGTACAGTAGTTATATCATTTAAGTTATATACTTGTTGACCTACTACTAATTGATTATCTTCAGTAAGATAGAACTACTTAGCCATTTTAGCTCTTACTTGCTCTGGAGATAGTCTAGTATCATTAGGGTTAGTAGCTGTTTGAGGGCCAAAGTTTACTAAGAACTGTAGTACATTCTGTGGTGTAATATTAGTAACTGCACCATTTGCATCCGTATAGAATTGATCTTTAGAAGTAACTAAATTGATTATAAGATCAGCTACTTCTGGTTTATCTTTAAAGTTACCATAATTTAGTACTACACCTATTTGAGATGAACTTCCGTCATCTCTAGAAGTCTTAATCATCCATACTGGTTTGCCCATAGGGAAACCTTTAGCAGATATTACTTGGTTCTTAAAGCGAATTACATTGCCACCTAAACCACCTGTAGTAATACCTATCTAAGTATTTTCAGAATTAATTTCATACGGATCTTTAACAGTTAACCAAGAAGATTCAGTAAGATTTCTATTCTTAGGGCTACCGTCTTCATTCTTAAGATTTACAATTCTGCCATTGGTTTTTCTTATGGTAGTAGGTACTATTTCCAAGTTAGGATTAGACTATGCTTGTTTATTCAACTCTAGTACTTTATTACGTAAAGCACTGAGATTATTTACAATTAGCTATTGATCATTAAATGGCAATCTATTGAAAGCTCTATTTCCTCTAGCATACAGTCCTTCTACAGTCTTAATGCTGGCCACATATTCTTTACCTTTGTAGTTAAATAAAGCATATATGGCATCTGTAGTAGTACCATCACCTTTAGTATAAGGTCTTACTACTATACGTACTCCGTTCTTAGTTACTTCTTTGATAAAGTCAGGTTGTCCAGATACCTCAGAGAATTCTTCATTATTCAGATACTGCTCCATACCTTGGAATTTCTTAGGTACTCTAATCCATTGTCCTTGCTCATTCTGCTTAGAATCAGTAAGTCTGTAGTTCAATTCGTGAGAATATGGATCTAATCTAGAGTCATAAGTTAACTCTTCTAATTGTCTGGGTTCAGTTTCAGTATCCTCTGTAACTTGTTGCTCCTTAATAACCTAATTAGGAGTTTCTAAAGCTTGCTTAGCTTCATCACCAAGCCATCCACCAAGTATGTCGCTAAGAGTTGGTACGTCCTCTATAGTTAATGGTTCTGTCTTAGGAGCTTCTTCAACAGGAGATACAGGAGCGGGAGTTTCACTAGGAACAGTAATGGGCTTTTGAACTTCTTTCTCTTTATTCTATATGTTCTGTTGTTCTCTCTAAGCTATTTCTTCTCTAGCTTCTTGAGCAAGAAGTTTCAATTCTTCAGCTCTAGCTTTTTCTCTATTTTGTAAGTTCTGTGATATTTTCCACTCTCCTGAACTAACAAAATCATTATAAGCTTCTTTTAATAAATTAGAATCAATTTTATTTTCTATTGCTTCTTTCAACTGACTTACTAACTATTTAGCTTTATCAGAATTACCGTTGTTATATACTTCTTCTTCTAATTGATTTCTAAGATCGTATATTTCCTACCATCTTTCAGCTTCCCGTCCTTCTGCTCTATCCATTTGTGAAGCAGCAACATACTCAGAGTAGTTCTTCACATTAGGATGTTGAGATACAAATGATTCACGTAAAGCATCGCTAGCTTGCTTGTAAGCTTGACCAAATTCATTATTTGTGTTTAATACTACTTTACTGTTTCCACGGCTGTCTCTTTCAGTAGTAAAGAATTCGTTCTGAATTTCTTTAGCATTCTGTCTAGCTGACTTTACACCCTCATCTTCCTGTGGTTTTTCCTACTCTTGAACAGGAGCTGGTTCTTGTTTTAAAGGTTCTGGAGTAACTTCTTCTCCTTCTTCTGCTACTTTCTCCTATGTTCTACCAGAATACAAGTCTTCTATATCTTGAACAAAATCATCTTCTTTAGCTTCAGAGTTCTTCCATTTATTTATTTTAGCCATTATAGACTTCTTATCATCAGAAGACATCAAGTTATTTTCTTCACGTGCTCTAGCTTGATCTAGACTAGAAAGAATTAACTATTCCTGTGCATCAGCTAAATCCTGATGTATAGATGGAACCTAAAAATCAGATTCAGTTAAATTATATTCACTTAATACTTTCTTAAGTTTATCATAACTGTTCTCTAATGCCTTCTTATCAGTATTTAATAGATTTCTGAAATGAATTACATCTGCTTTAGATGTACGTAGACCAGTATTCTTTTCAAGATCATTAAGTTTAGCACTATTCTACTCATAATCATTTATAAGTCTATTATATACTTCTAATTCAGAATAAAGAGAAATAGCATTTCTTATATCTTCTACAGCTATTTGAGAACGTTGTTCATCAGATAGTTTAGCTATTACTCTTTCAATTTGCTTATTTACTTCTTCTCCATTTAATATACTCTACAGTCTATTATTTGCTGTTGTAGAATTTTTATCAGCTTCTTCAACTAGTTTATCATAATGATCTTTTAAAGCAATAAGTATGTTGTAATCATCAGTATTTGGCTCTATACCTAATGCTTCAGCCTGTTTTAATGCCGATTCAGATGTAGCTATGTTTCTTATTCTATTAGCATTATTTCTTTCAGTCTCTATATCTTCTCGAGTAAGACCATCAATGTTGGCAGATTGAAGATTATCAAATGATTGCATTAAGTTATTCCACTTATTATTTGCAGCCATTTCTGCATATACTATGTCTTTTCTTACTCTATCCTTTTGATCTAGTTTTTCAGCATATAAAGCTGATAATAGTTTATCTGCTTGTAATTGGTCTCTAGTTTGTAAGTAAGAAGTAGCAGCACCTATCCCACCAGTCATTAGACCACCAAGCAATGCCCCACCTTTAAAGTTTTCCATAAATTCTGCATCGTCTGAATATACAGAATCCCAGGGAGTAATTGCTGCAAATATAGATCTTGCTCCAGATCCTATGTTCTTAATGAAACTCTTTGCCAGATTAGGATTTTCTTCAAAGTGTCTGTCAATGTAGTCCTAACCTTTCATATATTGAGTGCCTTCTTCTGCACCTTCCATAGCAGAAGATATAAGAATTCTACCTCCTAAATCCAATACTGCTTTACGTTTAGTTATTTTAGGAAGTTTATCTACACTATCTATACCAAAGCTAGCTACATCATCTATACGCTTTGCAAATTCTCCTTTTAAGAAGCCTTTACCTTTATCATACTTTTCAGCTATAGTTTTTAAACCGCGTACACTTTTAGCCATTTTACCCAATGGTACAACTTCCAGCATAGTCTGTGTAGCATCCCAAGCAGACAAAGCCATGTTATCAGTATAAAGAGACTTCATACCTTCAAAGTTGTTAAGACGAATTTTATCGAACTTAACATTGTTTACTTTTACCTGATTAGTAAGTAATTGATCGTATACGTAATCATCATTATCTATCTACTCTTGAGTATAAGAACCCATTCTTTGCATTTCTGCTTTGGCATCCTTTAATAACTGTTTAGAAATACCACTTTTATCAATCTGATTAAGCACTGATGTCTTATAGTTACTATATACTTCTCCTTTGGATTCCCTTTCTCTACTGAATAGATTACCTACTATAGCTGCACCTGCTCCAACGGTCATACCTACAGCTGTACCTATAGGACCAAAACTAGAACCTATTGATGTTGCTGCATAAGTAGTACCAGTAGTAAGTATATCATTAGTAATAGTAGCAGCAGATGAACCCATCAATCCTGGCATCTTAAACAAATATGTATCTATATCAGTAAGATCCATACCAGGCTGTTGTGATTTTCTACGATAATAATCAGAAGTTAACTTACTATTGTACTCATCAGCGTTGTTCTGTGCAATATCCGCCTAAACTAAAGCTTGACTCTTCCTAGCATATAAAGTATTAGGATCTGAATAAGATCCTGTAGCTTTATCTATCTATTCTGTTGTCTGACGATCTATTTCACTTAAAGCTGAATTCCAATTTCCGTTAATGAAATCGGTTTTCAGCTTTGTATTTAAAGAAGAATCATTTAGCTTATCATTTAATATGTTATCATAAGCTTCTTTATTATTTAGAATAGTATCAGACAGTAACTTTACCTACTATTTTAAATCTTTATTAGTAGGATCTTGTCTTAATTGAGGAAGTATAGTGTTAATATCACGTACAGCTTGGATATAGTTTTTGGCATTTAGAATTGTATTATAATCCTAATCTGCCATTACATAGTCACCTAATGCACTATCTCTAATAACCTCATTTCTTTTAAGGTTCCAATCATTAAATGCATTAGATACCCAATCTGTAACTCCAAAATCATCAGGAGCACCCTCATAACGAGGGTTCTCCATAGTATGGAAATATTCTTCTATATTAGCTTTTGGAGCCTAATAAGCATCGTACAAAGCTGTTCTCTATCTTATACTATCTGTTAATGATGTATCGTATACTTTTCTTTTCATATTATCTTATACTTCCTAATGTTTGTAATGCTGAAGTTCCATATTCATCTTTAGCTTGGGATGTACCACCTATACCTGTAGGTGAACCTCCTTGCCATCTTTGATTTACTCTTTGCCAGAATTCTGGAGCATTGTTAGTACTTGGTAATGCTTTGAATATATCCATCTCAAAATATTCATGCCCATCTTCTCCAACTACTTCTGTAACTTCTGAAGCTTTATATAAGTCTTTTAATGCAGTTCTAGTACTTTGTCTACCAAACGGAGCCACTAAGTTATCTGCAAATCCTTGTGTTAAACCTTTATCGCTCCAAAGACCCGTACCTAATGCCTGCTCTATTCTTTCTTTAGGTATTCTTATTTTACCAGATAATGCAAATGTTCCAGGTCCTACTTTAACCATTTTGCCTTCAGGTAAGAACTGTACATCAGATAAATTACCTGATTCAAGTACTTCCTTTAATGGGAAGCTTGTGTCTCTACCAAAACCAGCCACTCTTTCTGCTTTTCTAGGGGTAGTTTCAGAAGCAATTTGGAATACTGTTTCTGGTAATAAGAATCCTCTAGAATCATTAAACTGATATACATTCTTTGTGGTTCCATTTTCATCTTTTATTTCTTGTTGTGAACCACCTATCCCAGTTAATAAATCATCACTCTCAAGTAAACTAACATTACCTTTAATCATATCTAGAGCAGAATTTACTCCTTTTAAATATCCTTGTTTAGAATATTCTTTGTTACCGCTTACTGATATAGGAGAGAAACCAGATGTCTTTTGGAATTCATCTCTAAGTATATGCTTGTTAGCTAATCCTATCATTTGAGCTTGTAATCTATCGGCTGCATCTGATGCACTTCTAGCTACTATCAAATCATTATCATTACCAGTAGCTCTGTAAGCATTGGAATACTACATTGCAGCTTGATTAAGTTGCATATACGAGCTCATCATATTATCAATATTCTGAACTCCTTTCTTAGCATCTTGAGCTATTTTAGTATTTGGATATTTACTTATCAATCCTTCTATATAGTTTCTATATTGATCAAATCTAGAACCAATTCTAGATTGCACGCTTCTGGTAATAGATTCATTTAAAAAGTCTAATCTGGTAGGATTAGGTCTAATTATTTCATCTTTACCAGTTCTGCTTGCAGCATGCTTAGCTTGTATTAACCACAATGGATCGACAGTATCTTGGTTTACTATTCTATCTCTTTGTGAATCTGCAATCATTCCTACAAACGCCTCTCTAGCAGCAGCTTCATTACCACCCGTAGCTTGCAAAGCTTCTTTATAATATTTCTGCCCTTGAGGTGTACTTACTAAATCATTAAATCTAGCATTAGCTATGTCATATAGTGTGTCGTATGTAATGCCAGCTCTATTGTACTTAACTCCATCTTTCCATACTGAACCTAAACTACTAGGTTTGAGATTACTAAAGTAAGGATTAGATAGCTCATCAGCTGTCATGTATCTAACAGGAGTAATATCACTAAATACTCTTTTATTACCTAGTGTATCATACTGAGGAATATTAGAATCATCCCATCCTTCTTTATATTTTCCTTCAGCTTCCATCTTAGCTCTCATCTCCAATCCAGCTCTAAGATTATCTGCACTTTCCTTAAGTAAGGATAAGGAAGAATAATCTGTGCTATTAATTAACGATTGTAAGTTAGCTCTAAAAGAAGCATCCTTCATAGCATCAGGATTATTTGCTATCTAATTGATAGCGTTCTGTACATCCTTTCTATTAATAGTCAAGTTATACCAATTCTAAGTATCTACAGCGGAAGGAGAACGGAATTCTCCAAATTTCTGTAGTGCTGTACTAAATTGTTTAGCTGCTTCATCTACTGCTGCTTTCTATGTAGCTCCTATTCTGTATAGTTCCCCAAAGTTAATAGGAACGTATGTGTTTAATATAGGGGCTTCAGCAGCCTAATCATATCTATTAGCTGTCATTATCTATTTCCTCCCTTATTTAACCATTTTTTAAATTGACTCATATCAGCAGAAGTAAAACCAGCTTGCAAGAACGGATCATACAATTTAAGCATAGCGTTATCTCTACTTCTTTGATTACTCATTAACTCTCTATTTTGAGCCCATTGGCTTAACTGACTTAAACCAGTTCTGCGAATATTTCTAGCAGTAGCTCTATTACGAGCATTAAGTTCAGATGCTAAGTTAGTAGCTTGAACCCACTGCTGTCCTAAATTATTCATTGTATTTGCATATTCAGCTCTATACTGATTATTTGCATTACTTTCAGCAGCTCTAGCAGCAGCAATGGCCTTATTGGTAGCAATTGCATTCTGTAATCTAAACGCCATGTCTTGACCAGTATTAGTTCTTTGTTGACTAGCTGCATAATTAGCTACATTTCTATTAGTCTCTATATCTCTGAGTAACGGATCAATATTATATCTACGTCTACTCATAGTATTAGTAATAGCAGATGCGTATGGATTATAATTAGCCTATACTGATTCTGGATTACCTGTGAATAGATTAGACATTATTGGAGCTAGTGTTGCAAAGTCACTAATAGCGTCTACCCAGTTAGGACTATTTACTTCAGGAGTATTAACTGTAGTAGGATTAGTACCTATAGTAGGCATTATACTTCTAGTTCTAATATCTTGAGGAGTAGCGGATACTTCCGGTACTATTTCATCAATAGTATTTAAATCAGACATTATCTCTGGAGCAACTACAGATTTAGCTACTCTAGGAGTAGCCTTTTTAGAAATAGTCTAAGAACTACTAAATTTAGTTCTTTTGGGAGCAGTAATAGTCACTTCAGGTAATGTACCAGCATTTACTTCTGATACTCTACCATAATTATCCCAAGGAGCAGTAACATCTCCTTTTATACCCCAAGTATCTCTAACTCTTGGTGTAGGAGCACTAACACCCATACTGATTTCACCAGCAAATCTAGGGTCTATCATAAAACCAGCAGCATTGTATCCAGCTGGAGTATTGTCACCTCCTCTAGCAAAACTCTCTAGTTCTTTAGTTTTATTCTTAATACCTTTCTTAGCTTTAATACTTTCTTGCATAGCAAATAGTTTGTCATGCATTAATTTATTATTCATCTCATTAAGCATATTTGCATTCTAAGCGTATATGTCTTTTCCTTTACTTTTCTTTCTAGTCATTACTTTATCACCTAATTCTGCAAAGGTTTTATTTGTACCAGGCACTTTCAAAGTATTACTTAATATTCTACTTCCTTCTGGTAAGTTTACTAAATTACTGTCTGTAGGCTATCCTTGTTCAGGTACTTTACTTACTGAACCATCTGGAGTCTGTATTAATTCTCCATCGTCTACATAAGCCAATGATGAAGGAACTTTACCACCGTACTCAAATACATCAGTATCAAATTCTGTATTATCTTCATTAAATTCATTAGCTAATCTTTCTGTACCAGCTACAGCTTCTCTATTTTGAAATGCATTCAACCTTATAGCTGCTCTACGTCTTCTAAGTTTCTTATTTCTAAATGCACCTCTTAGGCCAGTACCCAGAGTACCTTCATCAAAGTCAGTAAATGAGGTCATTTCTGCTGCTTTTCCTTTCTTACCAATAAGACCAACTGCTGCACCAGCAATACCACCTACTAAACCACCTACAGGTCCACCTATAGTCATACCAAGTTGTGCTCCAGATCCTGCACCTTCCGCTATACCAGTAAGAGATTGCATAGTAGCCTCTCCACCAGTAGTAGCAGTAGAAGTCTAGAAAGGACTTGTCAATGTATTTATGGCTCCAGGTATTGCCTAAGCTATTTCTGATATATTTCCTATATTTGTATTAGCAGGATTATTCTTAATCATAAGATTGTTAGGGTTATTTGGAGCAGTCCCCCTAGCCATTGATGATTGTAATTCCTACATATTACTTAAAGATACCGGCAAACCAAACTACGCAGCAGGAATCTATATCTTTCTTTTCTTTGTATTCTTTTTCATATTAAATTCTAGAATATCTATAAGTAGTTGTTATCTAAGGCATCTAAAAAGAATAATCCTTATCTGATTTAAATTTATAATCACATATCATATATTTACCTCTCATTCTAGCAGGAAATGACATATTGTCTTCTTCCTCGAATTGATCCTATCTTGGAACAGGCATTCTATAAGTATCTTCACGATAGTCAAATACTAAATCTTCTCCTTCTTTATTCGCTACTTGATGTTTAGTACTGAATTTTATTCCATCTAATATATCATTAGTTAATATCTTATTATTAGGATCTATAAATTCTCCTTGTAATGCAATATTATCAAATACTTTAGTATACTGAGGATCTTTGTTTACTACTATCTTTAATCTAATGTCTTTACTAGTATCACCAAATCCTTCTATATCTAATGAATTAATGATATAGAACTCATTATTCTTAGTTGTTACAATTTTATCTGTAAGAGGTAACGTAAAATCTGGATCAAATGTATATAAAGATGTAAATGCGTTTAATTTTTCATTATATATCAAAGACTTATTATACAGTCTGAACCATACTTCATCATATTTCTTATCATACAATGAATTAGCTCCTTTAGTCTTTTGATTATACATGTTATTCATATAAGACTGCACGTTACAATCTTTTGATATTATACTTATTCCACTTCCTGTAGATTTACATATTTCATTCTTATTAGAATCGTACCAATATATGCTATTACTAGAGTTAACAATACTTCTATCATTAACTACATTAGTACCATTTAGAGTACTCAAATAATCGTATCTATCTAATACACCACCAGTACCTAATACTAACTGACCTACATTATTATCTTGTATCAATGATCTTTCATTTACAGATAATACTCCAAAAGCATTATTCTACCAGAAATACAATCTATTAAATATACCCCGTATGTTAGTTATTTCTCCATACTAATAATCTACATCTATAAAATCAGCAGGTTTAAATATAGACCAATTATCTATATTCTCATTTGTAGTTTTAGCTTGTGAAACATATACCCTATTAGCTGATTTTACATTTGCTTCATCATATAATCCTCTAGTACTAAATATTTTTCCATCAGGCTATGCAGAGTATGCGTCATTATATAAATAATAAGGTTTACTTTGCGAATGATATGTACCTAATTGAACAGGTTCTATTTGCAAATATGCATCTACATTATTTGAAGCACCATTATATGTTCTATTAGTCATTTGCCCCATAGATAATTTCAAATTGATAGTGCTTTCTAATGGAATATACGCTCCGAAATAACGTTTTCGTTCAGACCAAGAATCACCACCAGAAGCTTCATTTCTTTGAAATATCATTTGAGATGGATAATCTAGAATACCAATATAAGTATCTCCTCCAAAAGCATATACTACAGGATTATTCTTATCACCATATGACCCTATAGGTATATATGTAGAACTAGTTCTAGCTGAATAAGTATTACCGTTATATGGTATTAATGGTTTTTTTGCATTAACTACAATTAATGGACAATTATTATTAGCATGTTCATCACGATAAAATGAAATAGGTTGGATTGAAAGTATATCATCATCTGATACCTATAATATAAGACATGGACCAGCTGGGCCATAAGTAATTACATCTATATCATTTCCACCCTCATAAAAATTACTAGCGGTCCAATTAGAATAAGTAATGTTACCTATACTAGCTTTATAAGGTTTTACTCCACCATTTAGTACGGCATTGTATGGTATTATAGCTGGAAGTTTTGCGTCTATTATACTTTGTTCCTTTCCTATAAATTTAGAATTTACTCGAAAATAGAATTTCTATATATAAGCACAGTACCAATCGTCATTATGAATAGCAAATACTTGTGATGCTGAAGCTGACGCATTATTCCCAGAATTATATACTTTAGTACTTTTTCTATTAGTAACATGAGATGTTCCTTCTGGTAAACGCTAAGCTGAGTTATTCATAGCTACCCAGTTTTGCACATTTGTACCTTGCTGATCTGTATCTTGTTTACTGAAATCAGATATAAGAACGGCTTCCTATCTGAGATATATATTGTCTTTAAATAGAGCTTCAGTCTTTTCTCCATTAAAACATACTTCTGGTGATATAAACCTCCAATAATTATCAGTTATATCTTCTTCATCAATTTTTCTTCCAACTACACCTGCTCCAGATCTTTCTATTACCAACCCTCTACGTTTAGTATGTAAAAATGGCATTGGCCTATACTCATTAGTGTCTTTATTACTTTCTCCTCTGCCTATTTCTCCAGTATCGCTTGTTTCAACAATTTTATAATTATGTATTGGAGTGATAACTCCTTGTGATACAATGGTCCTATCTTTTTCTGTTCTATCACATCTTACTATTTCATAAGATACCGCATCAATAGGAAAGTTCTTTACCGTAAATTTAATGCCTATAGGTTTTGAGTACCAGTAACTACCATATTGTGTAAGAAGAGGGGCTGTGACTAAATTAGGCATTCTAATATCTCCTATCCATAACACTGGAGAAGCTATAAATTTACTATTGTAAAATACGATACCAAAGCGATATACTTCATCTCGTTGATAACTTTTAAACAACGAAGCTATAATAGGATCAGCATAATTTCTTTGTCTATAAGCAGAAGTTATAGGTCTATCATATATTTTACTTCCATTTAATTCATAAATAGGCATAGAATTTGTAGTAAAACCACTAACATCAAGTCCCACATTATTTGCCAATTCTACGCCAGTAAGAGGAGAATAAGTTTCATTTAATTCTGTATTAATAAAACTATATGATATATTTAGCCCATTACCTCCAAGTTTATTTCCTTCTCCATATACATATTCTGTAGGCTGCCCAAAGCTAGATCTAGCCGCATTATAAGGGTTAATGCAATCATGATGTCTTGGAATTTTCCTCATAGCATCGTAATCTGTAATTGAGAAATATTCATAGTCATCAGGATTAGCAGTTTCTAACCTAACGTAATTGTTAGCATTAGCTCTATATACTCTTGCATCGTATTCTACTAGATCATCGTTATCATATATCATTGGTATCCAAGACGTTTCTGTAACATTAGACGCAAATAGTCTGTTCTATAGAGAAGTAATACTGTTACATATAAAAGAATAGCTAGTAAACGCATTAAATTCTTCCTATGTCATAGTGCTTAATGCACTACTACCAGTATCAGTATAACTTATGTAATCTAAATTCGTATCTATTTCAATATCATCTATTACAGAATAAGTAGGAATAGAGTTGTTATCTTCATAGAAGATACGTACTATAGTACATCTATTGAAATCTTTAGTGCTAAGTTTTGCTCTTACTGTACATCCTTTACCTGTATAAGAGCCTTTCTAAGACCCTTCGTGATTTATTAATGGAGAATTAATTTCAGAAGCATCTAAATGTACTAAATTACTCAAACTAGATAATGAAGTCTATTGAGAGTGTTTATTATACAGTCTATAACAATACTGTACCATACCAGCTTGAAAGTTACCAGACACAATATCTGTAACTTCAAATGGTGGTAATATTGCATTAGGTATTATGTCAATGCTATCAGGATTAAGTATGTTACCATCAGAATCTACTAATGGATTATCTTCATTAGGATATTTTACATACTTATCACTCATAATATTAATTACCTTAATAGATGAATTGCCATCTGTAAAGTAAGCTTTAATATTTGATTGTGTTTCATAATTTAATACTATACTCAATTGATTTGAATTAGCTTCCTCACATAACCTTAATTTTCCCTATAATACAACTGTACTAACTAAATTGGGAGAATCAAAATTTTCTATACGATATATCTTATTATAGCCATCCACTAACTTAGTAACTACTACAGCAATATCATTAATAGTTGCAGTACCTATTATTTCTTCAGTACTCTTGATGCCATAATTATACTTTTTAGCACCCTCTACACTCTAAAGAACACCACTAGTACTAGAATCATCAGTAATGATACGAACATCCTAACCAAATCTATATTGATTACTTGGTAACATACTGGCGGCACTATCAGTGTTCATTCCACCATAAAATGTATTTATTTGAGCTGTATTACTAATCATAATCTATTCTAATTATAAAGTATTTGTTCTTCACCAGTAGTACTAAAGAAAGTATCATGATCATTAAATTCTGGATAAAGCTTATGATAGGTATTTTTAATACTTTCCAGTTCATCTACTCCAGGTAACATAGCTTCAGCATAAGCCTACTTTCTATAGTAGTTCCAGCTAGTCTTCATTTCTAAGTAATCCTACTAAGATATTTGTCCCTTTAGCTTTCTCGGATACATTAATTTTAATGTAACGTACCACAATAATGCTTCTTTATAGGATTCCATATCTGGTATCATAGGCATGCCTTCTTCATCAGTAAATATAGCATAATATTCTATTTTGACAAAACCGGTAGGTATATTAGTCATAATATAACCTGGTTTTGTCATATACTATAAATCTGCGCTGTACATTGTACCATCGGTATGAGCAAATTTACCATTTACATATCTGTTAGATGGACTAGCCACTGTATACTGATTTACTAAAGCACTTAAAGTATCACGCATATTAGAATCCGAGTTAAGCTTATCTAAAGCTTCTCTATCAGATACTAAATTAAATAAGTTCTTTACTAAAGGTATTAGACCTGCATATGGTATAAGCATACACGGCTTATCTACACATTTGTCATGGTATACTCCAAAGCTAGATGTAGCTTTTCTCATAGGTAACCAACCACCATTATTACAAAATGAAAATGCTACCTAACCTAACTTATATAGATCACATGGTAAGGAAGCCTAATGGCATTTAACGGGTAATATGGTTACCTTATGTTCATACTATTGTATAGCTCCAATTTTTAGTAGCCCTTCACAAATCCATTCTTTTATGTCTGAAATTTTAATTTCATTTTCCTATAATTGTAAATCAGATATTATTTTTGCGATTACACTCTTTGATGTTATTAATCTATTATTTATCATTACTATACCTCCATTTAAAACCAAATGCTTCTTGTCTTTTACCTAATATACAATCTTTAATCCAAAATCTTCCGTTTCTATATCCGAACGATTCAGCCGCTTCAGCAGAAGAGTTGTGCTTGTTTATAAACTGTCCATCTAATGTTAACTAATCAACATTTCTACTTCTACTAGCTTTTTTTCCAAAATAAGGATCTATTTTATCATACTTCACTTTGGACCAAAGATACCCGTACGCATATCTACTTTTGCTATTTTTTGAGTGTTCACCTATAGCACAATATATAGAGGAGCCATTTTCATTTATACCTAAATATTCCATTGCTTTACGTACGCCATCAAATTCAGCTAAGTAATCACCATTCAGATTATAAACATAAATTTTTTTAGTAGTTTTATACATACCCGCTGCACTTATCTTTCTCTTAGTTTCTTCTGACAATTTCTTTCCTAGTCTATTTTGTCTTAATCTCTATTTGTTTTGTTCTGTACATTTCTTTCCACTACGGTCTGGTCTATTAGCGAATGGAGATATATTGTATTCAGGTTTTAAATCCAGATATTTTTGTTCTAGAAACATAAGTGTATCTCTTACGCTGGAACATGTTTCTAAGATTTGTACTTTAAATTTATCTTCTCCATATTTATTATACGCATTAAGTAAATGGATATTATTATGCTTACCAGTTCTTAGTTTACTTCTATGACTAGCTAATCTCTAGTGTATGTTCATAGAACTTCCTATATAACGGTTACCATTTAATACATTCACGATGGAGTATACTCCACTAACTTTTGGTAACAGGTTTATATTATTTAGATACTATTCTATCATAATTCTCTATAATCTTTAAGCCTATTAAAAATGATAACTGCCAAATTCCTTTTATTTTCTCTTGAAGCTATAAATTGATATTTACTTTTGTTAGTTAACAGACAATTCTTCTTACACCAATAAAATCTGTACTTGAAATAGCCACTATGATCATTTAGTAAATATACAGGTTTACCTGTTTCCTTAGTAGCCTTCCAATCCCATCTCAAACTCTTACCTGAGAATTCTTTTGGTTGATGCTTTATTATCTATAAAGTACCTAGCCTGCAAGGTAATTTAAATTCTTTACAGTTCTACATTATTTCATCTCTAATGTACTTAAAATAATCTGTTACTATTGCTTTATATGTCTTTAAATTAACATCATACTAGGTATTAGCATCAATTTGCTATTTATAATTAATATAAAAATCAGCAATAGTATAGCTTTTTCTGTTATATTTTACTCTTTCTCTCATTTGTTACTATATCTATTCTGAGTATCATCTTTAGAGTCATTAGTAACGTCACTAGGAGAAGCTACCATAACTCTCAATTCTTTCTCCAATATCATCTACACAATAGTAGGTATCATAGCTGCTGGTATAGGATATTCATCATCTGGATTATAACACGGTATATCCTTAGTAGGATCCTAAAGTATAACATCTATACTTATATATTCTAATTGGTTAGAATCTCCTTCAACGTATATTTTGTTATTCTTAACCCAAGCGATATAGTCTTTACATGTAGCTTTTCTATATTTTTGTAATTTAGCTTTAGTATAGCTACCTAACTATATTAGGTTACCAAACATATCACGTACAGCTATTACTCCTGGTTTATATCTAAAGTTGATTAAAGTAGGTAGTTCTTTTTCTCCAACGAATACAAATTTACCAGGAACAATCTGTACTCTGTCTAAATGAATGGGTTCTAATGTAGAGACATACGCTTCATCAACATCATAACCCTTATCAATAGCCTACTTTATAAGCATTGCTCTGTAATATACAATCCATAATTCAATCTAATGTCTTGAAATATGTTCTGATTCTGCTATATTGTTATTACGAACAATCTATAAAATATTATCAATAATATTATTAAGACTCATTTTTATTAAATATTAACGTTAATACAGAATAAAACGCATTTTAAGGCTTGTAGCAGCATTTTATATATCTTCCCTTACAATCCCTTTAGGGAACTAATAGCTCTTCTTACACAGCCTTAAAATAAAAAAAAGGTTGATCTTATTGATCAACCCTATTCATTGCATCTTTCATATCCTAAGGTAACATATCTTTCATAGGTGGTGGAACCATCTAATTGGCCTTCCTTATGATATTTTTTAATTCGTTTATTTCATTTTGAAGCTCTACTATCTTTGAATTCTCATTAGTAGGCTCGTTATGGATTTCAAGTTTATCTAATAGTTGCTGACATTTAGCCATTTCCTCATCACACTTAGCTATGGCTTCTTTTCTTTGTTTATAAGTATCGTACTAGCTACGTACTATATTTATTATTTCCTACTTATTTGTAGATATAGTTAAACCCAATGTACTATCAGTTATAGTAGACTTATTCTCAGGTATAGTGAATTTCTTCGATTCCCCATTACATTGGATAGTTATATCTACTAATTTTTTACGCTATTGATTAGGCATAGGAAACTAACCAGGCGGTAAAGGTTCTTCATATACATTACTTACTTGAGTAACCTAACCTTCGTTATATTCGGTTGTTTTCTTAAAAGTACCTATTACTTCTATTATATATACTTTATCCCCTATATTTAATTGATTAAATAACATAAGTATAGTATTTTTAAGGGCCCTTTATTGGGCCCTTGATTATTATTAAGCTGCCGGAGCAGTAGTAGTGTTATCTCTGTTCAGCAAGTATCTGTAGTAATCGAACGGGCAGCAGTTCGGATTAGGTACAAAATAAGCTGGTACAGGACACGGACTCTTCAATTGACTTACAATGTTAGCTGTCTGAGCCTACTGAGAAGCTGACAAAGCTAACTGATTATTTTCCTGACGAAGAGCGTCAATCTTGTTCTGCATTTCACGCATTTCAAGTTGACAGAACTTATCATTGATAATCTATGTTTGTGCATCAATCTTAGAACCAAGAATATTAAATTTAGTAGTATTGTCAGATAACAAACTATTAAATCCAGAAGTAATAGCACTCTGTAATGTATTAGTCTAGTTACACATAGATAATTGACTTTCATAACCCATCTTAGTGATATTATTATTTACATCAGCTATAGAGGATCTAACATCACAGCAACAGCTAGCTAACTGAGAAGCTAATGAAGCATTACCAGAAGTAATAGCATTAATTACTTCACAACTTGCAAGTTTAGTATCACAAGCTATCTGACTTACTCCTGTATTGATAGTATTCAAAGCAGTCTGAACAGAATTAATATCGCAGTTCAAAGTAGTTGAAAGTGTACTAATAGCATCTTTATTACCATTGATAGCCTACATTAACAGATTAGTATTAGCGTCAGTGTTTAATTCAGAAGCTAAAGCACCTGCATTACGACCACCAAATCCAAATCCATTACCACCCCAACAGAAGAACAGCAATATAATCCAGATCCACCACCAGCCGCCATTACCGCCCATACCGTTATTGTTCATCATGGCAAGCAAAGCAGCAGGATCCATACTACCTTTATTAGCGTTTTGCATTAAAGCAGCAAGACCAGCATCAATACCACGATCTTGCACAATAATTCTATCTTCTAACATAATTGATTTATTTTAAAATTGATTTTTATTAATATCTGATATAGCGAGTAGATCTACCACTACGGCTATATTCATCATAAGGATTGTATTCTCTTTCGCTTTCGCGTTCAAATTTATCGTACTCTTCTAGATCTTCATTACGTCTTAGAGGATAAGATCTATACATACGCATACCTCCTCTACTTCTACCTCTAGAACCGCGTCTAAACATTCCGTAAGTTTCTTCATCTTCTTCATGTTTTTCAAGTTCTTCCTCGTAGCATTCCATTTCAGCTTCTCTAATCTTATCACACATTACATACTGGTAATAGTACCACATTTTACCTTCATCAATGTCTTTGTCATTAAGCCAAGCCTTTGCAAATTCTATATAATGTTTAATATTGTTAGAACCAGTAATGTTTAACAATACTTTGTAATAGTCAGAGTAAACCATATTCAATGCTACAAACCAATCATAACGATTAAATTTACCACTGAGTGATATTCCGTACTGACTAGCTAAAGCAGAAGTTTCCTCTAAAGACCAATGTGGTCCACGAGTACCATCCTCATTTTCCATCTTCATTACAGCTTTACGAGCGTGTTCCTCATTAAAATGTGGACCGTGTTCCATCTCATAAGCTTTTACACGAAATATTCTATGCATATTATTATTGATTAATAATTATTGAATATATTATTACTTAGGTACCTCTACTATTCGTGTACCTGTTACTTTGATAAGTGGATTGGTATTAACTATTTGATATTCCTTTGTTTCTATTTTTTTCCAATCAAAGTGCCAGAATCTAACCCAGCCATTTTTATAGAAATTCTTATACTCTTTCTTCTTGTATATAAGAATAGTCTATTGATTTTTTAAATCTATTTTGGCTGTTAGGATTGAGTCCTTTCTTTCAACTATGATAGTTGTTAATGGATTAAGCTTTAGTTCTTCTTTAAAATCTATAGCTTCTTTCTTGATTACTGTCTTAACAGAATCTTTAATCTCTGTATTGATTACACTAGCATTGGTTAGATTCTTGTCTTTGATTTTAAGCTCTTTCTGAGTCTATTTCAACTATAATAATAAACTATCATTACTATGGTTTAATTCTTCTATAGTAAGCTATAGTGTTCTGTTATTATTCTAATTATTAGATACTATATCCTAGTAAGTTCTAACATTAGAAGTCGCTCTATTTAGTTCTGCATTTTTCTCCTATAACTAATTGTGCTAAACAAAAATAGTCGCAATAAGTAAACTGATTAAACCTACTGCGACTACTTTGAAATTCTTACTGCACCAATTAATTATGTTTAGTATTATTGGTATCATCTGAAAATTCTTTATCTAAACTGACATCTAAAGTCTATTCCACTTTCTTCTTAATTATTTTCTGTAGTATGCCCCATATTTTACAATTTGGGTGAATCTTACCTAGATTCTCAAGTAACTAGAAAAATTCTACCAGAGCTATAGCACCAGCTACAAATTCTACTGCTGGTATTGATATAGAAGTTATAATAAAGGTTTCTATAGTAAATGCTCCACATATGGCAACTATAGAATCTCGTAATTTATAAAATATCTTTGAATATAATCTCCTTGATTGTTCTACTACATTATGATACTTCTTAGCTTTCTTATTAGCTTTATACTCATACATAGAATCAACAATTATAATTCCTGATAAAGCCAATATAGGGACATACACGGGAGAATATAAAGACAATAAACCACCTATAGTGCTAATTGTAACCTTTTCAACACTACTAAACATGTTCTTAAATATTGGCATCGTTTGTTCTCCTATCTGATAATAATTCATAGCTAAAAGTCTGACAATGTAATCAAAAAAAGTCCTAGAGATTTAAAAGGGGGAAAATCTGCTAGGACTGATAATTTGTTTGAGATTTAATATTAAAACGCATAGTTACCGTATAGGTTACCACTTGTAAATAAACAGTGTGTTCAACTAATAGCGCTTCTTATCATTTTATGGCTTTGGAGTTTCAAGAGCCTATACCCTAGCAGTAAGACTTGTAATTAGATCATTTAGAATCTTACCTTGAGCTGAGGATAAAGCAGTAGTTGTCGAAGTAGAAGTAAGAACATTTTCAACTACTGTCTTTGACCTATTTATTGCATCATTTGTCTAAGCTATAGTATATACGTCTTTTTTATTTGCTTTCTCATTTATAATGTTTAACAAATGTTCTATTTGAGAATTTTGTGTATTATCTTCCTTATTATTAATAGGAATCCATTTTTTGCCATCATAAGTTTTTATAACATTACCATTAGCATCTTCAGACAAATCAATCCAATATGTTACTTCCATTGGATTAGGAGCGTAAACAGATGCTAAAAAGTTAGGGTTTTCTTGTTTTATCATAAGTTTGTTAAATTAAAGTTATAAAATATTTAGCATAAGAATAGCATCTTTATCAGTTTCTTGTGGTTTAGAACACATCATATTATTCTTTACCCAAGATATTTCATATTCTGTTAAAGAACGGTTAAATATAAGAATATCACCGTGACAGCCGATAAAAGCAGGACGTTCAGAAGGACGTAATTTCCCAATATACAACTCTGCATTATCTTTACCATTAACTATGTAATTAAGTTTCACTATTCCATTATATGAATTTGTTATTTGCCAAGTTATACCGTCTTTAAATTGTTCTACATCATTAACTCTACCAAAGCTATAAGTTGTATCTTTATTATATTCATTATAAAATTCAAATCCAAAAGCTCCGGTTCCACTCGTAGTAATTTTAGACAAGAAACAAGCTCTATTCATCTTCTCAAACCACGTCCTATCCGCCATCACCGTGTAATCCGTTAATATCGGGAAACCGTAGCAGACGGCGTACATCTTGCCGTCGTAGCAGAGCTGGTTGGGGTAGTCGGGGATTTGGGTAATGGTAAAAACACTTGTGCCTGGAGTTAATATATAACCAATTTGATAATCATTACTAACCTTAATAGATGTAGGTAATTCATTTTCACCCTCTACAATATTAATCTCCTTTCTACCATTTTCAGTTGCATATTGATACTTAAGAACATTATCTCCTAATCCTATTACTTTTATCTTATATGAAGGGATTTCGACTGAATTGGCATATTGAATAAATAGATAATCAAATGTATTAGGAGTAACTTTAACAACATCAGGTTTTACCTCTGTTTGAACTGAACTTTTTCTCCATGATGTAAAATCAACCTTATAAAGCCCCATACCACTATTCAGCTTACCCTTACCACCATACAAATAGGCGTGGTTGCCGTTGCCGCTAAGGTCTTTTAGAATAGAAGTGGGTAACTGGGTGATGGTGATATTTGTATCCTGAAAAACATTTTTACAAACAAAGCTAAGAGATTTGTTTTCTTCCTGAGTAAAAGAAAATGTATTAACTCCATTTACAATAGGAAACTCTTGAGTACCATGTTTAATAATAATAGAGATGTTATTTGTAATTCCGCTAACTTGTAATTTAACTTGTCCTTCTTCATTAAATAAATAATTAGGTTTCCACATTATTATGTGGTTGCTTACTTTATTAAAAGATATAGAAAAAGAAGATGAACGAATAGTAAGTCCAACATAGTTTTTATCAGCGGTTCTCCATGTTGTAAAGTCAGTAACATAACTTTCAATCACATCATAGTTAGTCAACTTCTGCTTACAATAAGGAGAATACCAAGCAACGATACTTTCCTTAAACCAATCTGGTTGTTCAGGTTCAGGCGTACCAGGTATATACCATTCACCTAATACTACAGCTCCTATATTGGTATATTGGCTAATGCGTATATGTTTACCTTTAAATAAACTAAAATCAACCTAATTAGTATCCTATACTATATTTAATGTAGAAGTTGAAGTAATACTTTGAGTTAAATCATTTATAATGAGCTATCCAGTAATATTAGCAGGTTCAATATAGGAATCTCCCTTCTCTATATGATACAGTTGAGGAAATACAAAGTATGCCTAAGGATTTATAAATAAAGGCTGATATAGGATTGTTTTCATAGTGCTAGTACTTGTTTACGTAATCTCCCTTCTCTATATGATACGTGTACCCAAGAGAAGTTTGATTCATTAATTAACTGATCAAATGGAAGATTATCTTTAATATAGTTGAATAATTTCTCATTCTCTGTCTTACTACCTACAGTAATATCAGCTGCTTCGCCGTATAGGTGCTAACTCTTATTAGCTTTACTACCCACAGCCTTATTTAAAGCCTCACAGCGATACCCTGAGTTAACTTTGATAGGTTTACCATACCATTCCCTTAAAGGGTCTAAAACAGCCTCTATTAGCTTCTATAGCTTAGCTATTTCTTCATCTGAAGGAGTATTATCTATACCATTAGCTTTTGCTGTAGATGACTTTGTCATTTCCTCAATTGTAAAATATTTCATTATTTCTATTGTTTACTGTGTAATATAAAATACTGATACTAGATAAAGTTCATGTGTTTGTGGGACAGTTAGTAAATAGTTTCCAGCTTGTGCATTTAAATGTTCATCAGGAAAAATCCATTGTGAATTATTGTTTTTAGAATCACCTTCTGAATAAATCATTCTGAATTCTAAATTTGTTTGTGTAATTACATCTATTGGAGTAGTGTCATAATAAGATTTTGTCCATACATCTTTAGGATTAAGTACTACTGTATCATCATTTATCTGTATAGTTTTAGATGCAATGCTACCATTTATTATTACAATGCTCCTTTTATTTCCCAATGGAAAGTCATATGAGAACTGGGGGGGGTTGGTAGATTTGCATTAAACTCTGCCTTAGTAAGGCGTTCATTAGTAGAATCTACACTTAAGCCATCAGCACTAGCTTCTGCTTTTGTTACTAATTCGTTTGTTGATTCCATATTATCTATCTTTAAGATGCAGAATAACATTTACAATTATCCGTATCTTTGTGCCGTTCACAGCGGTATGTAATTACCGCTATCCCCGTTTTGCTCGTGAGAGTAGGACGGGATTTTTATATCTTGCCGTAATAATGGAACCACGCTCCCCACTTCCGCTCTTTCAGATAGTTCGGATTGTCTTGGTTCAGTTTGGCTTCCATCTCAAACGCACTTGCACGGTAAGCGTTATTGTTTACCTTGCCGCCACCTATCCGTTCATCCGTGAACAAGTGGTACACAAGACTGATGAACCACTCCACGCCATACAGAATGTAATAGAATAGCGGGATAAGGAGCAACCACCATGCACTGACATAGAACGCCAGCAATACGGACGGGATAGCCGCTATCTCCATACACTCGAAGAACTGTTTCTGATGTGTCCGTTCATGGCGGATAGTTGTTTCGGACAACTCCTTCAGCTTCGTAAGGATGAAGCCGAAGAGCATTATAGTTGTGTAGCTGCCAAAGAGGATAAGTTTGGCAAACCAGCATAATCAAAAAAGTCAACACTTTGTTATTTTATTAATATTATTGTTTCACGCATTCATTACAATGCAAACTACATTAGCAGTTATTGGGACTGTACTATCATAAACATCAAACATGCTATCTCCATTACTACATATCGTATCAACATAAGAGGTAACAACAATTAACCCGTTTTCTACATATTGAAGTAAACACCTTAAATCTGCATTACCTTCGTTATAGTAAGCAAAACTTTGGTTGTTTATATCATAAGAATACCATCCAATATGTTGTGCAGGTATTTTAGTTTGTACTTCATCACGATACAAAACTGTCTCGGAACTATCACTAAGATTAACAATTAAAATTCTTCTTACACTCGAACCATCAGAAATATTTACAAAATCATTAGCAATAGTAATGTTATCAACAAGTTGTTTAATATCAAATTCTTTGCCCGCAATCAGCTTATCTCCAGCAAATAGCCCTGAGGTCAATTCTCCTATTTTTAACATAATCATTATCCTTTAATCGGTTACACAATATGCTGTATTGGCATCCTTAGAGCCAATAGCCTCGTACTCGGAAGCGGTTTTCTTGGTGAGGGTGGTGAGGTTGTCAGATTGAACTAAATTATTAACTATAAACTTATATCCATTTGATGCGTTATAACTCATAAATACGCGTGTTGTTACTAAAGCAAAATCATCGCTACCATTATTTTCTGAATAAATAAATATGAAAGATAATTCATAATTTCCATTAGAGGACCTATATACATGATAGTCTCTTATGTACATTTTTTCATTATTTGTTCTATTTATAAGTTCTAATACGTATCCGTTATCTAAAGCATTATCTATAAACTCTTTAAATTTATCTACTGTATTAAATACATAAGTTATAGCTGTTTCAGCATCAGTGTCTTTATAATATGCTGGAGTTCTAAGATAAGGTAAAAGTTTGTCATTATTTATCTTATAATATTGTTCACCAGATCCACCTCCACCACTTACTTCTTTATAAGTACCATTATCAGATAAGTATTTAGTACCATTACCGTTAGTAATAATCTTATCTATTTTGCTTTTATCGGAAGGAAGAATAATACCAGCTGTACTATCAGTTGCAGGATTAAATTCTAATAGAATTAAATCTGTATTAACAGGATCTTTAAGATCTTGCTGTCTTAATCTCAGAGATATCTTATTATTCTTATGCGACACACTTCCCTCAGTAACTACAAGATTAGGCATATCTTCTATTGTCTGTTTCAAAGCATTACCATCTGTAGCACTAAATTTACCATTAAGAGCGGTTTGTGTAGCATTAGATATAGGCTTATTAGCATCAGAAGTATTATCTACTTCACTTAATCCTACTTGATCTTTAGTAACTTCATGAGGATTAGACTTATTATTAATATGTGTTTCTAAATTAGTCTATACAGCATCAATATCAGAAGTAATACCAGCTTGATCTTTTAAACCATCTAATTTAGTTTTATCTGACGATGACATCAAACCTGCTTGAGATGTAGTAGCTGAAGTAATAGTAAGAGTATTTCTACCTATTAGCTATGCTTCTTGTCTATAAGTAGTAAAATTTAAAACTGCTTCAGTAGTAGATTGATTTACATTTACTGTATCAGTAATTAGTTTATCAGGTATTCTATTCAGTTTATCAGTGGTAGCTTTACCCTTATCCCCAGGATATGCAGTAGAACTAGTTTCACCTAATGCCAATGATTTAGATATTTCTACATAGTCTGTACCTGACCATCTATAAGTTAAATTAGCATCTTGTACTATATATATCTTACCAGATTCGCCAGTACCAGGTAGATTACTAAATGTATCAACTTCTATTACATCATCTACATAAGACGGTAATTGAGCAGATGGAATAATACCACTTTCATTCAAAGAAGCTAAACCACTTGGAGCTCCTTTACTATCTATAAATTCTTGTACTTTTTTATTAAGTTCAGATGTATCACCTATAAGAATCCAACTACTTTCTTTAGTATAGTCAGCGCCAGGTGATAATTGATATACTTTACCAGGTCTATCTTTACAGGAAACTAACATACAGTCATATTTCCATATACCTCCCTATTCATCTGTCCAGGTCTCTGGTTTTACTAGATCTGCATATGAATTAACTAACGATCTAGCTTCGAGAGGGGCATCTTTCTTTACTTCAAGATTACCACTAAAATTAAACGTTCCTCTATCTCTCATAATTAAGCAAATGTTATTTTAAATGAAGATGAACCGTTAGTTCCATCATTACGAGTATATACTTTATATTGTACATCAGTGCCTTGTACATTTATAGTTTCAGTAGTAACAGAGAATCTACTAACACTATAGTCTTCATACTTACCACTAAGTGTATTCAACAGCGTAATCTTAGTTACATTGAACTTAGCTGGTATCTTAAATGCGTGTTTATTGCTTGCTGTTTCGGCTACAAATGTAACATCTAATGTTTTATTAGTAGTCAATGCCAATTTAGAAAATGCAGTAATATTATCCTTATTAGTATAGTAAGGATATACTCCTGTAACATTCAATGTTTTGGAATTAGAAGGAGTTGAGCTAGTCTTAGTAATAGTATCTTTAGCTACTGATTTATGTTCTTCACTAGTCTTACCTAAGTTACTACATGCATAATATATAGGCATAGAAGCAAATGTAGCATTAGCTGTAGGCCCAGTTATATCTACTTTTACTGTATTAGTACCTTCAATAGCTTTAAATGTCTTGCTATCTAAAGTAACCTAAGCAGGATTAGTATTAGCAGTAGCATTCTCTACACTACCATTAGTAGTACGCTTCATAGTATAATTAACTGAATTTAGAGCAGCGTTACTAGCATTAACTGTTATAGTAGTATTAGAAGAATCCTTAGTATTATCATTAGTAGAACTATAACCATAAGTAAATCCACTGTATATTCTAGCTGTAGTAGACATAGTAGCAACAGATAAAGTAGTCTTCCCAATAGTAACAGTAGCACCTACTTCTACTAAGTTTGTACTACTTAATGTGAATGAAGGAGCTGCAATAGCTGCACTAACTGTACCTTCTTTGAATACAAGATTAGTAGGCCATAATTCTTTAGTAAATAGAGATATAAATAAGTCCTGCATACTGGTATCAGAACTAATACTGTTAATACCTGCTTTATTGAGTAAGTCAGCTAATGGCCCACCTGCTACAGGTATTTCATCAGTAGTCTTTACTGTTTCAGCAGTATCTGCTACAATAAGCTTATAAGTACCATCATCAGATAAATACTTAGTACCATCTCCATCAATAATTATTCTAGATACTATATCAGCTAATGCCTTTCCTTTACCACCATCATAAGCAGTGCCAGTTGTTTCTCCAAGAAACAGTCTTTCAGACATTACTACCATGTCATTGCCATCCCAAAGATGTATGATATTAGTACGATTATATTCATCTAAACCTACTAGAACATATACTTTAGAATTAAGAGGATCTATTACCTCCCATTTATTGAATTTTCTAATGTATAGTTTCTTATTCTCCTTACAATAGTAAATATCATTCTCTTTAGCTTGATATAGTATAGTATTCATTTCTGATACTGTATCTACAAACTCCTATATCTTTACTAACGATTGTAGGTCTATATCACTATCTGATACATCTCCTATATAGTCTATTAACGAATCAATAGACATTTTACCATTGTGAATGCCATCTTGAAAAGGAATTATTTCTTTACCATTGAGATCTTTCCTTTCGACTAACTAACTTATTCTAATTCCTTTTGTAATCATATTACTTGTCTTCTGTTTTTAATGCATTCATAGCATCTATGATAGCAGGCTTACAGTATTGATTTACAAATTGCATAATAACTTGTACTTCTTCATCTGTATATTCTAGCTCACCTTCAGAATTATATATCTTTAAAGCTAAAGAATGAGCTTTAATACCACTACCTACTTCATAAATTAATTCACCTAATTGTTGTCTAGCATCCATACAAATCTTATTTGTTTTTTGGATGTCAGTGTATACTTCCAGTTGTGCAAAATTTATTTTCATAATTAAATAGATCTACTTCTAAGTATTGCATAATATTTGTTTTGTGAATATACTAATAGAAAATCCACAACATCTCCTACATTCACAGTAATCCATTCTATTCTATTACCATTATTATCATATAATATAGGTCTATTAGAATCACTGTCGTTATTTCCTCTACCCCATATATTGCATTCTTTTGGATTACTACGTGGGTTATAAACAAATGTTACAGGAACGGCCCATTCAACAGTTTGTATGGCTAACTTTGTTTTTACGCTATCAAGATGTGGTAATCCATACCACATACGTCTAACGCTACTACCTATAAATATAGTCCTTGAATACTATTGATACAGTATCTAGTTTTCAGTAGGATCTGTAGCATAAGCAAATTTATAACCTACTACATCCCCATGTAATGACAAACTTCCAAAGCCGTATATTGCCATATTACGAATTAAACTACCAGTAATATCAAAGTACAGACCATCATTTATCTATGCAGTACTAAAATCATTAGCATTACTTTTAAAAGAACCAAAGTATGAATAACCTAAAGAATTAGGAGTACCTATTAATGCTTCTCTTTCACCTTCCTTAAACTTTATATAACTAGAGAACAGCTTCATTCCGTTTGTCTCTGTACCACCAAATAGCACACCTGTAATTTCAAGTGACTAAATAGTACCAGATAATGCTTCTATTTCTCCCCTTATGGATGCGTTATTAGCTACCATTCTACCATCTTGTCTAACTAAAAATGGAGCTTTAGATCTATTTTCTTCAGTAGTACCGGCCCATATACGAACAGAATTGTTATCATTACCACCTTCACCAGTAATACCTGCTACTACATGAAAATCATTAGTAGTATTACCAGTTTGATAACCAACTCTTAATGAGTTACCAGTAATAAAGTCTAATTTAGCATTTTTAGCTATAATCAAATCAGTATAAATACTAGCTACATTCTGAGCTAATTCTTCCCAATATTCAACTCCACCGGGAGTACCAGGCTTGTTATCACTAGAAGATAAGTGTTTGCCTTGTCCGTGACCTCTATCTATAGTAGATATACATTTGTATGCTTTATAACCTGTAGAAGTTCCTAAATCTTTAATTAAAGCAATATCTAAGTACCTCAATGGTTGTACTGTTGGAGATACTTCACTTTCATTGCAATATAGTCTACCAGGCCACCATTCAGACCTACGTACTATTAAACCTTCTCCTGTATCACCTTTAGATACCTGCATTAACCAATCCGGATTACTATCGCTAGGTTTAGTATCGGTACCGTTTATATTAACACATAACCATAAGTAACCTAATACACTTACTCTATCATAGTAATCATAGTGAGTGTCTGGTTCCCAAGGTCCTCTATCATTAGCATATCTTATCTCTTCTCCATTTGGCTTTACTTGAGTAATAGTACCGGTAAAGTATACTGAATTAAGATATGCCGAATATCCTCTCATATCGTAACCAAACATATTGAGATTATCAAGATTACCAAATTGCATTGCAATATTCTTAGCCTTCTAATCCCAAGTATTCTAGTTTACTAAGTAACGTGTATAAGTACGAGTTGAGTAACAAGATGTTTGGCGATCTACATTAGTTTTATTACCATATGCAACAAAGTTCATTTGAGCACATGGGTGAAACGTCATATTCCAATAATCATCTACTGGCCTAAGCTTGTAACCAAATTTCTTATTTTGTGCATCTAGTATGTTAGTAACTTCAAAGTAAACAGTATAGAAACCCGCAAACTTTCTATTACCTCTACCATCATCTTCATCGTGTTCAGCATTTTCATCTGTCTTCTCTGAATGATATATACCCATACATAAGTCACCCATCGATACAGCCCCGTATTCTCCTTCTTCTAGTTTCAGTGTAATAACACCTGAGTATTCATCTGTTTGTTCTACACTTTCTATTACACCTGCACCAGGAGCATTCCACTTATCTCCTAATTGAATCTCTACACGATTATATCTCAATTCAGGTACTTCAAGGAATCTACGTAAAGTAAGACTATCAAATTCAGCATGACCATATCTGTCAATCTTACCACCAAATCCTGTAAGACCTGATGCAAAACCTTCTTGACCAAATATTGCTGATTCTTTAAACCATACTTCGTAAGCAGTAGAATCAGGCTTGATCTTACTTAAGAATACATCATCATATATCTCTGTATTCAGGTTCTTATTAGTCCACTTCTATAATTCACTATCCCATGCTAATGCATTGTCATTACGTAAATTATTAATAGATACATCTTGTAAATCAACTAATTTACCAAGTAAGCCAGTTACTACCTTATTAGCAGCAATATTTGACCATCTTTTACCATCATACTAAAGTAAGTCTAATTTAGCAGCATCTACTATATTAGTATCCTTCATCTACTCAATACGATTCTATAGATTAATTTGAGTTTGTAGACTGCCTATATTATTACGTAATTCTTCTATATCAGATGTATTAGCTGATATATTCTCATTAGACTTATCTAAGTCTGTATCTTTAGCATACTATATTAGACTATCTGATATAGTCTTAATAGATGTGGTATTTTTCTGTACTTGTTCTTCTAATGGAGTCATTTTTCACAAATTAAAAGTTCGTCATAGAATGTTTTTATACCTAAATCTACTCCTAAACTTTGTTCTAGCAGTATTGCTTTATCATCAGTTTCTGAAGTATCCTTCCACATTTCATCCAAAGGATGTACTAACTTGCTTATCAATGCTCTAAGACAATCTATTTGTTCATCTGTAAACTTTAAATCACTTTCTAATAGACGAGCAATATGATTAGCACAAACCCATTTACGTATACAAGGTATACCTTGATTAGAGTTGTACTTAACTTTTAAGTTATACTCTTTACCTATTCTATATATATCATCTATTAGCATAATGAACAAACTCCGTTTCTACAAGTTTTATTACAAGCAAAGCAATCGTGGTTATTGTAGAATGTAGTTTTAGTATCTAAACATATATTTAGCATTCTAGCTATATCTGTATAATACTGTACTGCATCGTCTATTAAGTTATTATTGATAGCGTAACTTAACAGATCTTGTTTCAATAAAAACAATATCATTCTATCTATTTGCTGATCATCTAAACAAGTACTACAGTTCTTACATAGTAATTCTACTTCTTTATAATATATATCAGCTTGATTGAAAAAGAATTGACTTGAATTATCTATAGTAGCAATAAACACACTCATACACATATTTTCTAATTTATTAGAATCTATTACTATAGATAATCTCTATTCGTCAATCTTTACATCAGAGCTATAGTCTGTACCTAATACTAATAATCTATATGAATGCTTATCAGGATTTACTGAACTCCTGTTAGAATAGTTATTCAGTGTGTCTATGTATAAATACAAATTAGAATCTACTGAATCAGGTATCTTTGTATCTAATTCTACTACTATGTTGTGTTTTACTATTGTTATACCAGTTATCTTCATATTAATACTTTTAAATAAAAAAAGGCTACAGGGCTATTTAGCCCCATAGCCCTTGTCAGCACACTGAAACACTGTTTTTATTATGCTACAGTTTCACCTTTGATAAATGACTGAATACCTTTATCAACGATACTACCTACCATGCTAGGACAGTATACTTCTGTAGTTAACGGAGTAGTCTTAATATACTGATTATCATTGCTAAGATACAGATTGTCATTTTCAATTACTGCACAATCGTATTTAGTACCCTCTACTACTTTACGAGCTTGTTCTACTTCAGGATATGCACCAGTAAATACATGACCTTTATAGCCCATGTAACGTACTTCTGCATCACGAACCTGTTTCCAGAAACCTCTACCAGGATTACCTGGAGTCTTAGCAATAACAGCACCCGGAACAGCCTTCGGTTGATTAGCCAACAGAGCACCAGGAACAGTTTCATACAGTGAAGCTTCCATAGATACAACGCTGTATTCATTCAGTGAATCAACACCTTCGTTATCATCTTTAGCCATTGCAGTCAAAGTAATAACTGCAGCACTAGCAGAAGCCTGTACACGACGATTCTTGTGAGCATTAATTTTCTTTACGATAGCAGAAGCTAAATCAGAAGCGGTTGCAGTTTCAGCATATACTTCATAGGTATGAGTAAATTGCCAAACAGCTTCGTAGATATCTTTATAATAAATACGAAGTACATAACGGTGACCAGCTACAATAGTAGCATCAGTTAAAGTAATAGTAATCTTTTCTTCAACCGGTTCAACATGTTCACCAATTACTGCAGACGGTTTAGAAGCTTTCTGAATTTCATTAGAGAACTCAATGTTAGCTTTCTGATCTACACTACCATCAGGCATTGTAACATTTACTTTTTCGCCAGCAACACCTACATACAAAGAAGAAGCTTCAGCAGCTTTAGCAGCAGTAGTGATCAAAGATTTATTTTGGTCAAATAAAGCTACATCACCAGCAGCCAGAGCATCTACAGTAGTGTAAGATGCAGGACATTTCTTACCGATCAATACGGTATGAACACTTTGGATCATATAAATTAAATTTTAAAATTAGACATATTAAGCGCTTAGTCTAAATCCGCTTACTTTCTACTTTCCTTATTTCAGATTTCCACGTTGGTAAGCGCTTTCTTGTTATGTTATTCCATTGTATTTACTTCGTTGGAATAAACATTATAGTTTGGTAAAGTACCTAATATAAGTTGCACAGCCATCTTTACAATTTCCATATGAGTATGAGCAGGAAGGTCTGTGTATTCATCTGTAGGTGTACCTACTAATGTTACTTTACTAGGTCTCTTTAAATACTCAATAGTATACTCAGCTACTTTATATTGTCCATCAGTATATAAAGTAATAGTATTATCCTACATGAGTTTAATAGGTTTAGCTTTAGTATACTTTAGACGATACTCTGATAATGAATTTTCCTTGATTCTATCAACAGTTTCAATAGTACCTTCTATCGTATCACTGTACTTTATTTTGTAGTTACCTAAAGCATCCTTCTCCCAGCAATTATTTATTACTCCATCTGCTGGAGCTATACCTGCTGTATCTCCTAATAATATAACATAATCATCAGGCAAGGTAACTGTATATTCCTCTTGGTTTACTTTAGAAATATCTATATCTTTGTAAGTGTGCTTAGTAACTAGAGTACGTAAATCGTCAGTGCGCTTTTGGTCCTATTCAAAACCTCTTTGTTTATAATTAAGACCAGAATAGCGTGTCTTCCAGAATTTGTCAATAGCTTCATTAATGAATGATATTATAGTATCAGATGGTAATTTGCCAGCTAAAGATAATTCAGGATTGATTAACTGTAATCGTCTCTCTACTTCTATTTGTAATTCTCTAGGGCTCATTATTCATTTAAGCTATCAAGTTGTACTTTAGTTTGTGTTCTCTAAGACTCTATAGTCTCTAGAGCAATTTCTACAGCCCTATCTATTACTTCATTAAGTACATAATCAGGTACTTCGGTAATATCCTTATTATAGTCTTTATAACTAATAGTTTCAGGATATTTAATATAAGTAATATCGGCTGTATATTGTTCAGAAGACATACGTATAGGATCTATATAGATCTTTAAAGTGTTGTCTTCTAATACTGCTATAGGAGTTTCAATCCAAGGTATATTGTTATATGTTTGTAAGAACCCCTTAGCTTTTTCATGATCTGTTAACGAACATATTGCTGCTTCCCCATTAAAGTGAAGTACACAATCTACATAGAACATTCTTTTAAGCTATTCTCCGTCATTAAAGAAATTAGATAAAGTAAGCACATTAGAATGTGAGTATGGATATACTAATGATAATGCTGTATCTGTCTTAATTAGTTTCTATAGATCAGCAATACGTTTAACTGCACCTTCGAATCCTACTTTCATAGTATTATTGCCAGTGTACTTATTACATATTACCTCTATATATGCCTAATTAAGAAATAGATCTATTTCTTCGGGTAGGAATGCAGGGCAGCCACCAAAAGCAACTGCCTCTGAATTCTTATCCATGAGAACTTTAAATGCCTTATGTAAATCAGATATTTTCATTATTTAGATTTAATTTCTCCCATAATAGCAAGCTTGATGTCTTGGTTCTTCTTATTATTCAAGTAAGCAATAACATCTTCTATACCATTACCAATTAAGTCTGTACCAAAGAAGTATTGAGTTCTATTCTTACGAATGATATTCTTAGCAATAGCTTCTTCAATAACAAAAGTAATTTCTTTATTCGGGTTTTCTACCCACTTCATTATAAACTTATCAGGTGCAGCTTCAATTTGTTCACTAAGCTTAGCTTCAACCATTTCATTAGACAGTGTATCAGATTTGATACCATAAAGTCTAAGACACTTACGCATATCTTCAACAGACATCTTATCCATTTCTCTATATGCTTCACGTTTGATCTTGTTAATCTTATTAACTTCTTTAGCTTCGCTATCTTTATTGATAATAACATAATCAGTAGAAGCGGTTACATTATTAAGCCCATCTGCTACTCTCTTATGCTTTTTCAAGAACAAATATTTAAGCTCATCTTCAGGTCTGTCGATATCCAGAATTAGATCTTTCCTACCAATTTTAATAGCAAATGTATCCCAAAATTTGCTTTCAGGTGAAAGCTATCCTTCTGCATATCCAATCTCTTTTTCTAATCTGGTTGCATCTTCTGCACTTAAACCAGTATATAAATTACCAGAACGTGTCCAGTATGAACTGATATAGTCGTAACATGTAGACCATTTAGTAATACCAGTCCAAGGGTTTGTTTTAATTATTCTAACGATTACTTCCATAATTAATTAATTAGATTGTTCAGTTAGTTCTTCTTTATATCTCCAAATATATTTAGTATTATTCCAAGCTCGTTTATTATTAGGATCTACAGGATTTTGTAGTTGTCTTTGAATACCTCTTCTGTCACATCCTGAAACTCTTGAAGCTTCTATAATAGAAACATATTCTTTTATTAAATTACTTTCTTTATCATATTGGCAAATAGCTTTAGCTACTTTTAAACCATTTTCAACAGCAATTTGTTTTTGTTTTTCTGTTGCTTTTCTATTTTTTCTAGACTCTAAGTCAGCTTTTCTACAAGCTTCAGATATAGTAGGTTTCCAATCAGGATCTTTAGCGAATAAACTAGTAGGAACTGTTTTAGGAATTTCAGGATAATCTTCTTTATACACCCATATATAAGGGTTTACTTTAGAACCGGTTATATTTCTCTGTTTTAAAGCATTTGATAGTGTAGTTACATGAATACCAGTTTTTCTAGATGCTTCGTTTACTCCAGAGTATTCTGCAATAAACTCTCCGTCTTTAGTATATTGTAACACTGGTTTTTTTCTAGTAGCCCCAATTTGTCCAGATTTCCAATAAGCTTCTCTTGCTTCAGTTACTATTTTACCAGCTTCTGATAGTTTAATTCTGGTAGCTTCAGTAACTTCTCTTCCTATAGCCTTTTGACGAATTTTTTCTTTAGTTTCTTCAGATACTATTTTACCAAAAGTTCCGTCTCCTCCTTCTGTCATATTATATCCAAATTCATCTTGAAGACTATTATATTCGGAAATATATTGTTGTTCTTTTTTAGTTAGTTCTTCCCAGCTATTTGCAAAATCTATAAGCTCTACTGAGAAGTTTTCTTTGCCATATTTACGTATAGCTCTATGAAGTTTGAAAGGACAGTCGTGCTCGGCACTATAGATATGCTCTTTCCACCGAGCACTTATTCCTTTACTTGTAATTCCAATATATACTTTATTATTTACCTTGTTCGTTATTTTATAAACATCATATGATCGTAACATAATATCTTAAGTTTTGGTTATATCTATATAACGCTAAACTTACCGCAAGGTTACCAATAAATGTATAAAAAAGTTAGAATTAGTCTTCAGCTTCCATGATTAGTTCCCCACACGCACGTGGATCCCTTAACATTATTCCCATTTCTCCAAGGAAGAATACAGTGTAACCATCCTTACCGTTAGATCTCAGTGTATTCTTGGAGTTAGCATAACCAGACGGAGCTACAGCACCACCAGTATACCAGGTTACGAATTCACGTTCTTTACGAACTACTTTAACGATATTAGCTTCACCATCACGACGACCCAGATCCAGGAATGTCATACGATATGACTCCAGAGGTTTCAGAGTAACCGGATGCAACTGACGATTATAAGTAGTATCATCATACAACGGGAAATACTTCAAAGTAAGCTCAATACCATTAGTCATCTGATAAGTCTTGAACTGACCACCAAATTTCAGGTTATCACCAGAACCAGTTACAAATACAGTATCCATGAGGTTCATAGTAGCTACTTTTTCCTTCAAAATACGGTCAAATTCACGCATACCCATTTCACCAGTCAAAGCAACAAACTTACGTTCGTTAGTACCAAGTACATTATAAGACAGGTCAAACAAGAAATCTTCCAGCAACTCAGCTGTCAATCTAGTATACATACGCTTGTTAGACGGAGCAATCTGTTCCAGCAAACCAGCACCGATAAATACCGGACGACCGTTAGTACCCTTCAAGTTACAAGAACCATCTTTATTTACATTAGATTTCATGTAAACAAGCATACGTTCACATCTCTTATACCACTCACGCAAAGCTAGCCATTCCTGATAGTCAGCCCACAAATAAGATTTCTTACCAGTCTTAGGATCTTGCAAAGCAATAGCCATTACTGTAGAGTAAGCAGAACCTGTAATATCGTAGTTAATACGAATAGTAGTCAGGTAGTTACGCATCTTAAAGTGAGTACTATAGTTCAGGATATCACCTTCTTCACTGTATTCTTCAACAGCAGAAGCAAGACGAGATACTTGAGAACCAGCTTTCAAATATTTAGCAGGTACATATGAAGCGGGATTACCATCTGCAATAAAACAAGTATAAACCCACAAGTTACCATCCTGATACGGAGCGCCAGCAACACGCAACTGATAATCTTTGTTATCCAGTTCAAGAACTGCTGTAGGACCAAACCAGTTTTCTTCTAACCACAGATAAATGGGAGTGTTACCTAAACCAGCTGTAGTATTGTCTTCAATAGCAGCACCATTCCATTTAGCATCTCTAATGGTAATAGCTCTATCTGTATCAATCATTACATTCCACTCCCAGCTCGGCTGATCAATAGTCATTACATTACCAAGACCGCCAGTCAGCATGTCAAGGGAAGTATTGTAACCATTATCTTTAGTTCCAAATACATAAGACAATACAGTAGCAACCTGATACGGATTCTATTGCGAAGCTGCTGAAATCTTATTCGTATCAATCAGGTCAGAGAAACGCTTACCTTTGTACAGAACTAAGTTATTAAGAATATTATTATCCATAAAATATTAGTAAATTATAATTTAGTTGTTATTTAATCTACACGCAATTGTCGTGCAAAAGAATCCCACATAGACTCAGTGCTAGTGTTATCCTGTCTTCTAGTCTTTCTACTTACTCCTGTTTTACTTAAGCTATTTTTAAATTTATTAATAGCCGCAGTAGAGCCTTCACTCTTTGCTGCCTTTAGTAAAGTATCACCCTTCATAGTAAAGTAGGCAGACTCGAGTAAGTTTTTCACGCTTTTGGAATAGTCTTTCTGATACTGAGTCTTTCCATCAGCTGTGGGTTTGAATATATATTCTAATAATGCCTATTTATCTTTTTGAGGTATTTTAATTCCACGAATATTATCCATGCCCTTTATTTCAGTCACAACGGAGTTAAAGTAATCCTGTTGACGCTTTTTAAGCTCCTTAGCACTCTTTTCTTGTTCTTCTAATAGCTGTTGTTTCTTTTGTTCTCTAATGTCTCTAAGAGCTTCTAATGCGTCCGTAGCCTCATCCTCAAGTAAACCAGCATCTTCATATTTAGTAAGCTTCTTATCTATTTGCTTATTATTAAAGCCTTTTTCTTTCAAGAACTCCTTAAGTATAAGTTTTTGGTTTACTTCATTATCCTCAATTTCAAAATCTTCTAGATCTAGTTCTCCATCAATTTGGAAATAATCTCTCAAATTACCTCCATTCTTAACAAATTTATCTAGAGCTTCTACTTCTTCACTAGCATACTGTGGTACTGAATTCTCTTCAATTACCTCTTGGAAGTACTCTACTAACTCTTCTGCTGTCTTAGGTTTTTCATCATCTTCTACATCTTCCCAACCAAGTCTCTCAGAAATAGAGTCAAAGAAACTGATAATTGTATCACTTTCAGAGTTATCGTCAGGTATATCGTCATCCACAATATCGTCGGTATCATCATTATTATCTAAATCATTATCAGGGTCATCGTCTGTATCATCTTCCTTATTGTCCTTCTTATCTTTCTTAGAAGATGTTTTTACAGTCGTGTTATCCTTAGGTTCTTCTTTAGGCTCTTCTTTATCAGGATTGTTATTCTTACGAATTTCTTCTAACTCTTCATCGGTTAACTCTTCACCAGCTCCATCAAAATCATCTTCGAGACTGGTATTAAATGTATTTTTATTTACTACACTACCTGGCATGAATTCTTCAAATACTTCAAAGCCGTTCAATGTGTTCTTATCCATAATTATATATAATTAGATTTGTTATTTTTGATATTCTAAAATACTTTTACAAAAATATTTTAATTGTTCAATAGTTAAATCACTTTTCATTTGATTCACTGCCATACATACTAGTTGAATATTACCCTTAATATAACCTAAGCCTGAATCTATTCTATCCACACTTAAGTTAGTGGGAACTCTTCCACTATCAAAGTAGTATGTCATTGGTATTCCAGATAGAGCACACAAACCTTTTTGTTTATCCCAAAGTTCGTGTAGATACTATAGATCTATATCACAATCCATATTTTTCCTATTAGATCTATCTTTTAAACCGTGAAATCTTTCATATAAAAGTCTATTTAAATCTTTACTTCCTCTATTCTTTTCTTTACGGCGCAAATATGCTTTCTTTTTGCACTCTTTACATCTACTATCTTTTTCTGCTCTAAACCACTTATCAGGGTTTCTATCAAAACAGTCTAAGGGTTTATATTCTTTACACGAATAGCATAAAAGATTACCATTATCGTCAAACTACTTAAATTTACTTCTATATCTTCCTATCATTTCCTTTTCTTTCTACTTTTAGCTATCCTTGAAAAGTTCTAAGCAAATATTGCCCTCTTACGTGTTAAAGGATTCTTACTATGCGTAAGTTCTTCTGTAGTCTTGCCTGTTCTTTTCTTTAGAGCATTGAATTTGCCTCTATTCTTTTTCTTAATATGAATACCACCATACTTATATGAAGGTATAGGGTAAACCGGCATAATACCTGTATAGTCTATTAAATCATTCATTTAGATATTTATTAGGTCCTAAACTAGAACAATCAAATGGCTAACCTTCTACTAAACAATCTATTAAGTAGTTTATAATAAAGTTCTTTTCTTTATCTGTAAAATACTAATCATTACTAAATTTTTTTAATATTCTGTATTGTTTATCTGTTGGCCATTCCTATGTATCAGGATAGATGCTTCCGTATGATGTTTTACATGCTTTATAGAAATCTAATTCTTTATTAGAACTTTCTATTGAATTAATAAGATCCAAAATCTTATTTTTTATTCTTTCTGCAAATTTATTCTTTTTGTTTATTTTCATCTGCAAAATACTTATTAACCCCAATTGCTCCAACTCCAATTAGCGGTATAGAATTAAACCACTTAGTAAAAGTTCTATTACTTTTAAACTACTGTGCCGCTCTTCTTAAACCATTTGTTCCTTCTATGTTTTCTAACTTCTTTAAAATTTTTGACATATACTCTGAAGAAACCTTCTAATCTCTTTTATTGATATATCCATTTTTGAACATCCATTCTCTAAGTTGATTCATATGAGCTTTCTATTCGGTAGGTAATAAAAAATAAGCATCATGTTCATCTCCTACTCTGTTTGTTAAGTCTTTTGTCATTTGATAGAACATATTATTACCAGCATCAGCGTTTGTTCTTCCTGATTTTAATAAGTCTGTAAAATGGCTCAATTCATGTTCAGCAGTATTTTGTATATAAATTTTCCATCCGCAGTTCTCTACATTGATCCCGCTTTAGTTAAATCGTCCATTAACTGAACATTAGGTAATAGATTAGGATCCATATTATAAGCTATAAACATATCTGCATATGGGATAGAATAATCATCACCAAATTGCTTTCTTACTTCATTAGCCCTATTCATATAACTGGGGTCTTCCATTACTCTCTCAATAATACGATACTGTTCATTAGCATAATCAGACTTAGCCTAATTTAGTTTTTCTAATTGAGAGAATTTAGCATCAAGTAATGATTGAGTATTTTTATTTACAGTAGGGATTTGCTTAATTGTTTTGTTAACTTTACGTAATCCACTAGGTATAAATGGTAATACACCTAATGCAGCTAGACCAGCCCCAGTCCAATCTCTTTCTGTAACAGCATTATATACATCTTTAGCAGATAATGCATCTCCTATAGGAGTTATATTAGCAGCATCTTCTAAATCTATAACAGGTTTAAGTCCTTGTTCTTTAGGTCTACCATCAGGAGTTCTACCTAATTTGATATTAATAGCTTTAGTAAAGTCATCATCAGGATTACCTACTTCGCCTCCTTCAGCATAGTTGTATGCAAAAGTATTAGTAAGATCTGATATATCCTAAGTAGTAATATCTTTCCACTAATCAGGAATTACAGCTCCTTTGTCTATCATTTCCTATATATCATCAGAACTAAGCTATCTATTAGGATCAATGTAGTAATTACCAGCATCATCTTTTAAAGTCTAATTCTTACCTCTAAAATCCCAAGTCTATGCATGTTTCTCATTAGCTTGATTTACATAATCAGAATACTAAGGATCATTACTAGGTATATTTATATTTGGAGTAGAATCTAAAATAGCTGGATTGTTATCTCCTACTATGTGACCTACACCTTCGTGCCATGTATTTCTAGGTGCTCCATAATATGAATACATACTCGGTACTGCAAATCCTTTAGTACCTTTAGCATTAATAGCTTGTAACTGAGATTTGATATTCTGATCTGTAGGAGAATAACCCTATGATATTAAGTTATCTCTCATAGCTTCTGTGGGATTCTTCCAAGTAGCTTTATCTATATCTGCTAGTATTTTATCTAATTTATTTCCTCCTAATTGAGAACTATACTTTGGATTTTTAGCTCTTTCTTTATACCAATTAGTAGCAAATTCTTTCTAGTAAGCATTTTGATTCTATAACATTGTATCATAATCTAATTTGCCTTCTATGATTGATTCTTTTCGTATATCTTTCAATGATTTACGAGTTACTTCACCACCATTTTCAAAAGATTCTACCTTCCAATCCCAATAGCCTTTACCGGGATTGTTTTCCCGGTAAGACTTTAGGTTTTGCATTCTCTATTTAAATGCCTATTTATCCATATCAGTATTTACAAGTTTCTAAATATAACTTTAGTAAATTTTCAAGACTTTCAGGGTCTGAAGAATGAGCTCTTAAACATATATTATTTTCATCTTCTGATTCTGGAAAAACATTATCACGTAATGTTAAATAATATGTTAATATATTTCTATCTAAGTCACAAGTGCACCACCAATAACACCTGTAATTATCGTTGAGATTCTCAGGATATTTTTCTTGCAATTCTTGCAACTGTCTTAGTACTTCTTCCTTATCCATATACAAAATCTGTAAAGTTTCTTTATTTACTACCTTTTCCGCCTTTTCCTTTTTTACCACCGGATTTCTTTCCGCCTTTTCCGCATGCCATAATCTATTCCTCCTTAATTTTTATAATATTTATCACTTAATTTGTTAGCCCATTTTTCTGTATAGAAATGATAATAGTCATCATTTTTACACCACAACTTGTGTACAGCTGCGTGAAGTATAGATGGTAAACCTATTACTAACAAGTATAATGGACCTAGATATTTACTCTGTATAGTATGTCCATATTCATGTTTGATATACTTATGATTATGTACTACTATGTATTTGCCAAGTGTAATTCCTCCCTTCATATTAGGTGATACTTTTACTTTGGCGTTATCGTCTATATTTATAATAGTTCCAGAGTATAAAATAAATAATATTTTACCTATTATATTCTGTGGTAATTGCCATAAATACAGACCAAATTTCTTCAATTTATTCATATTACTTCTCTCCTACTACTTTATTCTGTTTTGCAGTACGTGCTTTTAATTGTTCACGTTCCATAGCAGCTTTATCTTTCTACTTCTGTAATTCCATTTCTTGCTTCATTTTCTGCTTTTCAAGCTCAATCTTCTTATTCTCAATTTCACGTTTCATTTCCATTTCACGTTTCTTATTATTGAACTCAAATTGTTTAGAAGCAATATCAGAATTTACCTTTTGTTGTTCAATGGCTTGTTTACCTATTTCTATAGGATCTGGTATTCCGTTCATATCTTGATCCATATTTTCAGCACCTCTATAAGCATTTAATTGAGCAACAGTTATCTTAGTAGCATTATTAGAATCAATTTCATATTTCTTAAGATCCATTTCTGCTTCTTTAAGCATAAGCTCTTCTTCTTTAATTTCATTCTGAATCTGAGCCATTTGCTGTTCACGTTCTGCTTGAGCTTGTTCCATAGCCTATTGCTATTCCATTCTCTTCTGCTCTATTTCTTCTAATTTACTTCTAATCATAGTGACATTATCCATAGTAATAATCTCAGCTATATCAAGTAAACTAGCTCCATTTTGCATAGCAGGTTGCATTAAGTTCTTAAGAGCTTCTATCTGCTGTTGATTCTTAGTAGTATCTTCTACAAATATATCCATATCTTCATAGAAGAAATCATCTGATAAAGTTAAAAATGCTCTAGTAGCATCATCTAATACGTACTGTATACTAGTCTTGTTATCTTTCCAAGCATGTTTAGCTGTGTCTAATAACATAGTTAAACATTCTTTTTTTACCTAATTATGAACCCAAAACCAAGGTTCAGTAATATGAGCTGACTATACTACAGATCTTTCTACATTACCTACTAATTCATTAGATGAAATAGAACCTTCTCTTTGTTTACTTACTCCGGATATTTCAGATAACATAGATTCTATCTTATCCATTAGATTAATATACTAGTCTATAGTATTAGCCATAGTAAGATCAAGCGCTGATATCTAATTGAACTGACTAGGCTTACCACCTTCTCTACCTGGAATATCCCAACCTTCTTCATAAGGATTTACAAAGTTAACTCCAAGGGCTGATAAATAATGCATCCACTTAGCTACATCTATATTCATAGACTTAGGTATCTAAGTAATGTCCATAGTAACTACTTTACCCTTATCTCTAGCCATAGCTAATTCAAGACGATACCATAGTACAATATACATATATTGTAGTGGCTTCATCATACTAACAAGACTACGTGGTCTACTATTAGTATTGTTATATATTACTCCAGTATATGGTAATCTTTGAGCATTAGGATTATCAGCAGATATATGCTAGTACTCAACAGGCTATATACCAACATATATATCTTGTCCTATTCTATATCCTTCCCATACTTCAATAATCCATTTCCATTCAACATCAAGTTCATTACCTGTTTCTTTATAGGTTTCATCTACTTGATACTCTTCTGGCATACCTGTTTCAGGATTAATTATATTGACAAAACCAATCTTCTTTAAAGATTTCCAACAGCAATGCCATACGTGTATATTATCAGCTTCTTCAAAAGGATTAGAACTAAAACCATTTATACTGTGAGTTTTAATGTGAGGATAGTCTAAAGATGTTTTTCTTACTTCTGGAGTTATACCACCTTTAGAGCGATCATCCATCATGTCTAGCAACTCATTTAGTTGTTTTTCTGACATTTTATCATATAACCTATCATATACTTCAGTGAGAGACATGATCATCTCATAACAGCACCATTGAGCCTCATGTATAAACTCTAAGTCAGAAGTATCTGAATCATAATCAAAGTATATTGGATTGATACGCTGCAAACATGGTTCTCCATTTACTATACCAACATAGTATATTTCTTCTCCACCTATTAAAGCATCTTTCCACCCTTTAAAGAACTCATGAGTAATATTTAATTTATTCTTTAAGTAATTAAGACTATGATATGCAGTTATTTCAGCAATATCTTTATAGTCTTTACTTATGTACTTTTGTATCTACTCAGGAGTCATTATTTCTCCAGATTGCAGTGCTTCTTGATATCTAGCTTGTTCTTCAGGTCCTAGTTTACTCATGATTGTTGCTTGAATATAATCAACAATCATCTGTTTAGCTTTATCCTGTATTTCGCTAGTAGCTATATCACTAGTATGTACTACCCTGAAGTTAAACGGTCTTTTAGTTTCTTCTCCTAAAAGTAAATCAATTTTTGGTTTTATTATATTGTAGTCCTGAGCCATAGCTGGAAATCCATCCTATTGTTTGAACGGATTAGTAACATACTTAAGATCTTTCTCGCTGTATATACTATTATAAAGATCATAGTAAGTCTACATTTCCTCTTTGCGGCTTCTATTATTACCATCTCTAGAACTACCCTGACTATGTCCTGCTATGTAGTCTACGCAAGCTTCTTTCCAGTCTTGAGTCTTCTTAGACATGGGTAGTCTCTATAAGGGAAATTGATTAATATTTCTCATAATTAAAACATATATGCTTCTATATTATCAGCTGCTTCGTCGTCACGAAACCACTGTTGAGTGAATATAGGGCCATCAAATAATACCCTATTTCTATTCTCTTTTTTTACTTCTTTTACTTTAACATTATATAGCTGTTCTCTATATATCATTACTTGAATAAGAGCCATACAGTTGTGTGTAGCTATACCGTTAGCAACGTATGTATGATCATCTTGCACTTCTATATTATAGACAGTTTCTTTAGTTTTTCTATTTTCTAATAGCCTAATTGGTACCCAGAAACCTTTATTATCTTTTAAAACTATAGATTTAGTATGTTTATATTCTATTTGTTTAAATTTATACGAGAATATAGGACAACTAGTATTTGGCTCATTATAAGAATAGTAATTTAGTAATTTATAAACGTATTCCCCAGTTATCTGTAAATTAACCTATCTTTTTCCATTCCTAGGTTTTATTTCCCTTATAGTAGAATATATTCCGTTATCTAATAATATCTACCTACACTATCTAATTAATTCTTCATATATAGTAGATATTTCTATAGCATTTCTATTATGCCCATCATAATTTATATATTTCTAATGGCCATCTGCTTCTAATAAACCTAAAATGAATGGTATCAAATCTGTATGGTTGTTATATACTTCATTATTTATTTTTTTATTGTTAGGTATACAACCAAAATCTATAGCTAATTTATGTAATTTTTTAGAATATACAAATAATCTATAACAGTTTTTAAATTTGTCTCTTATTAATTTACAGGGAACAGTAGGATCAAATTTTTCAATTATTTCCTTACATTGTTCTGCGCACTATAATTGATTTAGCTGATATGTTATTTTTACCTCGTTGCTTTTTGGGTTACAATATCCATCTCCCATAATCCAACCAAGTACATACAGCACTCTATCATCTATAGTTCTTGGTTTACTTATAATGTTTCTTTTTGGTACTAAAGCAAATTGGTATTTATATTTCAATTGATCTGCTCTTAAAAAATCTTCCTTTAAACAGTCTAATTTTCTAAATTTATGTGATAATTTATCTGTATATCTAACTAAAATAGGATGATTATCTGTGCATATTAGTTTTTGATAATCTCCAGAATACTATAAAGTTACTATATTTCCACAATGAGTATGTTTATCTGTCCAAGTAACTGGTTTAAAATTTCCTTTATCGGTCAGTACTAAATCATTTATACATATTTCTTCTATAGGTACATCTCCTTTATTTGTTGTAATTAAAGTTCCTTTTGTTAAACATCTATCAAAATTACCATTGTCATTATAAGCTATTAACTCTTCTAATAAAGGTTCTGACATTATATTGTATAAATTCTTTTTTCCTACAGAATTTTCATCATTTAGCCAATCTTTTATTAGACCTTCTCCCCATTGCTTAATTTGCTTATTCATATGACAACCTTTTTTTCTATTTACTTTAGAATTACTAACAATGTCATTAATAATATCAGGTTGGTCAGCTAGTAAGTAATCACAATGCTTATTAGTAAAGTAAACAAATATACCTTTATTTTGATTTTCATACATTGCTCTAGCATTGTAATATAACAATAATTTCCTTACATTTTCATAGAATTCTTCTGCTGATTTAGGTCTACCTGTATATTCAGCTACTATAATATCTGAATACTGTTCTATAGACTAAATACGTTTATATATGAAACAAGAACCTAAAGATGTAGTACTTGATTCATCATAGTCATATGAGTCAATACCTGCTATATAAAGTCCAGGGCTAGCATCCTTATTTGGATGTTCCCATATTACTATAGATCCAGTTGGATCTTCTCCTTGCTTTAACGGATAGTGTGTTATATCACCATTTTTTTTAATTACCCATTTAATAGTACCATCAGGTTGCTATACTAAATCTCCTACCTATTTGTGATTCTATAATTTTTTATTAGTTCTAAGTAAAGATAGCTATTCCTATAATTCTTTTTTAGGGAATATATTACCATTAAATTCTAGCATAGCCTCAGCAGGAGTAATAGGTCTTTCTGCAACATAACGGTCTATTGCTGCATTACTTGTAGCATTTTCTATTACTTTTTGTCTCTCAGCTAATATATACTCTATGGCTGGTTTATATAGCGTATTTCCGTCATTATCCATATAAAGACGAGTTCCGTGTTCATCACGTATATCCATATTAGTATATTGAGGAACAAAAAAACCACATTTGGTACTAGTTGCAGCTTCGTCCCAAATGTTGTCAAACTCTAAACAGTTATATCCTTTAGGGTTATAAAACATGTCTTTTAGTGTGGCAAACTTTGAATCTTCATCTCCTCCTGTACCCCAAATAATCATTGGAGCAAAAGCTACACCATCTACTTCTACAGAAGGTCTAGCAATCTGCCATGCCGCGCCTAGTTCACTCATACTACCCCCTTCTTCAAACATGATAAGATTAGCTCTTTTACCACGAATAGAACTAGGATTATCTTTCAGAGTAACGCCAGTAATTTCTGATTTATAACCCATTTCTATTTGATTTCCATACTCATCTTTAATATAGAAACCGGCTCTTTTACGCATCTAAGTATTAACAGATCTCTTCTTACCCCATGCGGTATTCTTATCTATAAAGTCCATATAGTCCCATGCTTTAGTAAGAATACCATCTTCCGTTAAATACTACTTGTTGGCTGCATATACAAACGTCTTACTATTTGGAATAAGATAATAATTACGGCACGCCATAGAACCTCCCTTAAAACTATATCCACGGCGTCTAGATTTTAATACACAGAGATGTTTACCCTATTCTTCAGCCTCTTGTACTGCACTAAAATAATAATAATCATAGTCCCAAAAGTCAGGGAAGTTTACTTCATTTATTCGCTTATTATAGGTAGTTCCATCTGCTCTAGTAAACGTTTTGTTTGTTATTCTCTGTATAGGGCAATAGTTTAAATAAAAATAGTTATATCCGCTGATAAAGTCTCCATCATCAGCAGTATAACCTTCAATACATCTTCTTCTTTCCTCGTCCCAATATTTAAAGTATTCTGAAGTAGATTCCGGGTATTGACAATACTAACCCGTTTCCATAAACTTAATGGCTGCCTAACGAAATTTATTACTATTTACTATCTTTTTATTAAAGTCTACCATATTTGTTTTAAAAAAAGGGGCGCGTTTCACAACGAACCCCTTCCCAACTTATTAAAATAAAAAACATGTTTAACATATAGTGCGGACCCACGACTCGAACGGGAACCGATGGTTATGAGCCACCAATGATACCTTTTCACCAATCCGCAGTACACAGGTTTATACGTGACACCTGTTTAACACGCTGGCTTACGATCCAGTCCTTCATTAGCTGTGTTTACTATTGATCAGATAGTAAGTGACTTAGGAAGTTACGTTGCTCCTCAAAAGCTTCAATATTTTTTAAGTAGTTTATCAGTACGGATCGCACTTCTGCGCCCAAATCCTTTAATATTTAACGTGCAGTTTGAATATACTACATTACAGTTTTTCTGATAAACTACTTATAAGGATTAGTATTTTTAAGCAGTCTGCTTGCAGTCAGACTGCATTAATTCTTTCTTCCAAATATAGCCTTTACATGTTTTAGCTCTACCATTACAAGCTCTTTGTATTGACTTATAATCGGTATTCACAGATTTTGCAGCATTGTGCATTCCTATGTAAGTAGCAACTAATATATTATCCAGTGTGTACTGATAAACTAGATACTTTGTAGATGCTATTCTTAATTTTTCCTTCTGTTCTTCTGACATCTTTTTACCTTTATTGAGGCTTACCATTCCTTTAATCCAATTAGAGTTTCCGAAATAAACTTTACCATTTCTATGTCTTTCAACTAGAGTAGCTTTGTTCTTTTCATATTCTTCTAACCATTCAGGAATTTTAGACTTTTTGTCTTCTAGTTCTTCTTTAGTATAAGCTGCAATAAAATTATTACAGAAAGGATGAATGTAGGTATTGTTACATAATCTACCAATATTAGAACGACTTAATTTAGTAATAGAAGCTGCATCTTTTATTGTCCATGCATATATGTAATACTTTTCTACAAAATTATATAGATGAACTCGTTTACCAAAAACTCCTGATGCAACAAGTTTTTTAGAATTTTCATATACTTTCTTTTTCTGTTCTTCTGTCATTTTAAGACCTAAAACTCCAAAATCACCACCTTTAGTGCAGTTATATCCATCTGTATAGGCGTTGTATTCTTCTATGTATTTTATTTCTAATTGATCTAATTGTTTAATTAGATCTGTATTAGTCATATCTGCGTCCGGAATAAATGATTCTAATATATCTATTGTGAAGTTATGAAAACCATATTTGTTTATTGCTCTATAAATAGGTAAGTCCAATTTACCATTTTTAGCATTTCTCATATGGTCTTTTATTCTTGATCTAATTTTAATACTTTGGCCAATGTAGCATTTACCATTTAAGTTATTTTTGATAATGTATATACCAGCTAATTTTGGATCTATATCTCTATATGTCATATCTGCAAGTTTATATGAATATTGGTTGGGGAGGTAGGAATCGAACCCACTCATACAGAGGTTTAGAATCTCCAGCACTACCGTTATGCAACTCCCCAGTGCACGTAGATATATTTTAATTGCCTCTACGTATGGCAAGTGTATTTAGAACCAACTAAATAGTCTCTTATACCAAGGCTTCTTAACAACTACCTTACATAATACAGCGTCTACTTCTTTAACTTGTTCCCAGAAGTCTGCACCATCTTTAGTCAAATCAAACGTAATAATCAATTTTGTTTTCATAATTTGCTTAGTTTATTCTTAAAACGTATTGTTTAATTTAGGTTATAAATTAATGTATTATTTCACCAACTCATAAGGATTAACCTTAGCATCACCTTTAACTTTACCCATAGCTACCTCTTCGGCCTTAACCATATTCTCTAGAGTATCAATACTTTTAAGTACATTGCCTACTGATGTCATACCAGCTAATAAGTCTTTAATTTTCTTTTCATCTAAAGTATCGTCAAGGGATTCCTTATAATACTTACTAATACTGTCTAACTTAAGCCTCATATTATCAAGCATCTCTAACGTACGAGTATAGCAGAATGCCTTATAGTCGTTCTCACAGCTAGTTTCTTCAGCAGTAAGTTGGTAGTTTTCATCACCAAATATTTCTTTTTTCAATTTGGATTCCCTAGTATCAGCTTCCATACTTTGAACATAAGGACTATTCCATTTATTCATAAGTACAATATAACTGATTACTTTTGTAGCGTGTTCTTTATCTGGCTTATCAGTATCCCATACTCTTTTAAAGCACGGAATACCTAAAGCATCAGAATGAATAACTACTTTTCCTCCAATTATATCAAATAGTTTCATTAACTTCTATTTTCTTAGTTAAGCTTTTAAACCATCTGCTAATATCGTCTTTAGCTACTAAATCAGTGCATACTACTACTTTACTATCATAACCTGTACCATTCCAGTTAACAAAGTGTAGTATTAGATCTCCTTTATTGTAGTCTACTACTTCAGTATCAGTAACTACTTGACCTGGCTATTCAGCAAAGAATGCGCATCTAATATCAAAGTCATCAGGAGTAATCTTAAGAGAATTAGTTTCTATATCATATAGAAACTTGTTTCCATATTTATCTATTAATAATTTATCCATATTTTAGTAATTATCCGACGCATTCACAAGCTGGTTCACAACTATCACATATTTTTTCCTCACTAATTCTGTTTCTCTCTTTTTCAAGATACTCCTTCTTACGTTCGTAATAATTGCTCAAATCATTATTATTAATAATAATGATTTCTCCTTTTCCTCCGCCTCCAATACGATACATGAGTAAAACAACACCACCTTTTTTTACTTCATATTCTTCACCTTCTCTTACAATAATGCCGTCTTCTTCAATAAACCATATACGATCTATATCATAGCTATGATCTATATGATCTACGTCTAATTTATCAGTATCTAGTTTTATTAGAGTATTTCTTTTAGAAATAATATATTTATTCATAATGTCTAATTTTTAATCAATTCTATAACCTAAATAATATTCTTTACTCAGTCTATATAATATACTTTCAGCCAACTACTTTGGTATATTAGGATTTACATAATCAGGATTAGTCTTGTACTTTTGTAGTATCTTCTGAAACTACGCTATCTCCTTTTCCAGACTCCGAGTTGTTATATTGCTGCGTATATTTTTCATATAATTTATCACATAAGTAGTCTATCTGATCTGCTCTATCAAGTGTAGCTCCTTTGTTAGTATTATCTATAATCATATCTGTTACTGCATCTAACATATCTCCACTAAACTGATCATACATAAGTTCTCCAGATAGTATCAATTCTTCTACTTTATCAAATAGCTTCTTCATCTTCTTTGGTAATATAGAACTATCAGTATTACTTTTTTCTATATTCCACATTGCTATACTTTCTTCCTTTGTCATTGTTTATTAAATTTAATTACGCTGCTACTAATGCAACTTGCTGCCCACCCAAGTAAGTAAGCATAGCACTCATTTCTACTGAAAACATCTGCTGATAGCCCAAGGCTATCAAATATATAGTCTGTAACATGTGTTGCTTCATGTGGTATAGTATTTGATAATTCTTTATCATCTAATCCAAATATAACTACTAATACACCAGCTTTTCCAGTATTTTTGTGTATTACAGGCATTGTTACAGCATTGATAGTACCAGATTCATATTCTTCTATTAATCCACAATAAGCGTTAGGATTTTCTTTATTGAAATCAGTTATATCACAGAATATAAATACTTCATCTAGATCTTCGATACTATTGGTAACCCAAAGTAATCTAGGATAAATTACAGGATCATATTTATCAATCTTTCTTTTCATACTGTTTCTTTAACTTAATTTTACCTAAATATGTGAATCTGATAGCTTTGTCTTCCATATTTGTTATAGCTTCATTAGCAAATCTAAATGGACTGTTACATATAACTTCTATAACATGATAAGGCAAATTATACTTATTACTTAACTTAGTATATATACTTGGTTGATTTTTCATTGAGCTTTACTCTTTTATAGTATTTACATTCATTGAGAGTAATAGGTCCACTGATAGTGTTTGGTCTAATTATATTGATTACATCTGCTATATCTAACCAACTTTTAGAGTAATGTAAATCATTAGCTATGATAGTTAGTTTATTAGCTTCTAATTTACTATATTTACGTATAGGCTCATATATAGCTGTATCATTGTCAAAGTTTCCATTAATACTTAGTAACTCCGTTTTTTGAGTAATAAGAGTAAACCTATTATATGGCAAACACTTGTTCCATAAACTACACCAAGCTTTCTTAAGAAAATTATAATCTTTCCAAACTATAATAGATCCGGGCTCAAGCATTGTTGATTGTATTTTCATCTTTATTCAATCTTAAAATTATAGTTATCTGTACTCTATCACCGATTACTTCTGGTATTAAAGCCTTATTGACTATTACTTCATCTTCAATTCTACCTTTCACAAGTATACCAGAACTTTTAAATTTAGTAATGTATCTACTCAAGTTATCTGGAGTAATACCTAACGTTTTTCTAATATACTTCCTATTTTCAGTACTAATTACATTCTTACTGATATTAGGGAGCTTCGGAGTATTTATGTCTATTTGTATAAATGTAGATAATAATTCTAACTCCCTATCAGTAAGCTTAAGTATACCATTAAGGCTTCTTAGAAATTCATTGTATAAATCGGTTTTAGAGACTCCCTTAACCAATTTATTCATTTTCTAATCTAGCTTTAACGTTATCTGCGAATTTAATCAAATTATAAAGTACAGTCTCAGCCTCTACCTTAACACAAGGTTGCATTTCTCCTTTTTCAAACTTATCTTGTGTGTCCTTAAGATTCTGTTTATACTCTTCAATCTTCTCATTTAAGAAGTTAATAGTTTCTTCGATTTCTTTAGAAGAAGATACCTTGACCATAATTTCTTTTTCAACTAATTCGTCTGCTGTTATAGGATCTAACATAGCTGATCTGAACTTATCACCACTTGTAATATCAAGAGTATATGCATCAAGTTCTTCATCATATGTAAGAATATCGCCTTTCTTAAAGAATCCGTCTTCTTTTACTACTTTTAAATTTTTCATCTTTCTAACTTTTTACAGGCCCACAATACAAATACACCTATTAATATTGCTAATAACCATTGTTTTTCTTCCATATCACTAAAACGGTTATGTTAAAAAATTGTTAATACTTTTTAACATTTGTTAACATTTAAAGTACGTATAAAGAAAAACCCCAGCCAAAGCCGGGGTTTATCCAGAATATTTATAATAAAAATGTCATGTATGTATAAATATTGATTATTTACAAATCGCTATCACGTCATAGGTTTTGACTAATTGACTATTCTTGAACAGATCGAAATCTTTAGCAAATTTCTTATTATATACTACCTTATCTCCGATATTTAATTCATCTTCTTTATATGAAGACGGCAATGCTAAAACAATGCCAGTAGCCCATTCAGATTCTACTTCCTTTGTTTCTGTCTTTGTTTCGTACTTGTTATATCCTTCTTCATCCTTCTCTCCTGTAGGAATCTGCTCTGTAATTTCCTTAGTAACCATAATAGGATCTAAAGGCTTCACCAATGCATCCTTTAAAAAGGTATAATTAAGTTTCTCTAAAACTGTTTCTAATACTTTATCTTCGTTCATATTCTTTAACTTAGTTTAATACTATAACGTAAAGTATAGTCATAGGTTCTTATTTTATTGCTTTATTTTAAGTATATTACCGCCATTAGAAGTACAGTAAGTAACTGCTTTAACTGGGCAAGTTAATTGATTTTGAAAGTAGCAACCATCACATTTACCTCCTTTGGATGATTCTACTATAAACTGTTTACCATTTATATCTATAGGTAGTTTATTCTTTATTATCTTTGTCAACTCTGGATCATTTATTGTCATTTACTTTTCCCTTTCCGTGCTTATCTAAGTAAAGCATAGCTATTGCATTCCAAGCTACAGCAGCTAAATGATTTACTTTAGTTTCTTCATCAATTTTATTTCCCTTCTCATACTCAAGTAAGTGCCTTAGCATAGCTGCTTTATAACGTTGATAACCGTTTTCTAAGCCTTGCCAGTTATTATCACCATACTTAATAGAACCAGCTGTATAAAGCTTTACTATGTCTTCAATTTCTTCTAATGGTAGTAAATCCCATCTTAATTTGCTATCTTGAAAGTCATTCTTCTTTCCTGATTCAATCATAATATTACTTTCTTTAGTATATAACCTTGAGTACAGTAACCAGTAATTCTAGAAGGGCAACTTCTATCATATAGACTACAACCTTCACACATACCTTTATGCAATTCAGGTACTAATTGATAAGGTTTATTACCATGATATATTATCTTTCCAGAGTAGGCTTTATCAACTTTAATTTCTTTATTCATATGTATTATCTTAAGTAAAGTAGTATAATTAATTTATCTAGAGTAAGAGTAGTTATATATGGCTTACTTATGATATAGAACTTATTAGTCTGTATTAGTAGCTTAACCCCTCTTACTCCCCTATAAACGTCTAATATGCTATTTATGTTACCTTTTATTTAACATTTATTAACATTATTTATGATTATTTAACGCTATAATGTTAATACTTTTTAACATTTATTAACAATTCTTTTAGCTCATTAGCTAACTTCTGTGCATCAGGATGAGCTGCTTTACTACATCTAAGTTCAAAGAAATTTTCCCAATCACTTTCAAAACCTGTCATTACTAGTTCTGTTTTAGTAGCATTAGGTAGTACTACTCTTGCTTCTTGAGGTTTATAACCCATATCAAGCAATGATTTATAATAGTCTTCGCATTTCTGTAATATTTCGCAGAAATATCTTTCTCCAGATTCTATAATAGAACTGTTATAATTCCACCAAGAAGGCATAATAAAGGTAATTTCATTATTAAATTTATCTTTAGAGTAGTTACAATATCTTTGAGACTCCTGTGCAAAGCTAAATACTCTATGTCTTACAAACTCATGACTTACTCCTCTATCACATATAAATTTCGCTGTAATACGTATCTCATGATGCTCTGTAGGCTCTACTTGATATTGTAAATCATCTAATCTATTATTCTCTACTATAACACGCATATTAGTAGTTATATAATAGAAATAATCATCTTCATTTACTTTAGAGTACTTATTTCTAATATAGAATATAGGATCTCCAATGTTCATAGCTGTCTTAGCAATAGTAAGATAAATAGTACCGTGTTCTAGTATAGCTCCATGCCCTAACTTGATCATACGATCTACAAACTCTTTAGCACTATCTTCTGTTATATTATCCAAGCTTTTATAACAATGACGCCCTGCCCATTCTATTTGTTTATATACACCTTCTATTCCAGATTCTTGTTTTTTTACTATTACGCTTGAATCAATTAATTTCATTGTTTAATATTTTAGATTTATACTTACCAAAAAGTTTTAATTCACCATTTAATCTAGCTTTAATTGCATCTTCTTTAGAAGAGAAACTACCTAAATATATTTTCTCTTTATTACATTGTATTTCAGCATACCATTTATTTCGATCTTCTCTAAATCGTACTCCTAGTATTCCTGACGTATTATTTTTAGGTAATTTCACTCTGTTTTTTAAATTGTCAGCATTATTACATATTCTTAAATTGCTTTTTCTATTATCTAACTTATTACCATTTATATGATCTACGAATAAATTGGTTTTATCGAAAAGTATTCTATGTAAATATTCTTGCTTAGAGTTTTTTACGTATCCATTTTTATCTTTACACCACTTATCATTAATTATTTTTGGAATATCTTCTTTATCAATCAAAGTTTCTGCAATTATATCACTATCTTTATTATAAAGACATATTACAGCGTAATTTGAAAATTCTTTTATTTCGTTTGGATCGTATTTTGTTCTTGATTTTATTTTACCGTGTCTAATATATTGTAGATAATGCTTTCCACATAATATACCAATATCAGTATTTACTGTCTTATTGTCATTTCCACAAATACAACAGACTTTCGTTTGTTTCATAATTAATATAATTTTTGTTAATTATTCTTAATAACGTAATATTTATGGAAGAGTTTATAAAAGTGTAGATAATTTAACAAATTTTATAAAAAAATTTAGAGGTATAAATGCCCGTGTGTGGACTACCATAAAACAAATCCCCCACCGCTGTTAGAAATCGGGAAGTCCCCGGTAGGGTTTGATGAGTTTACTTATGAAAATGCAACAGAAAGTAAATCAACTACTACTGTCAATCATTGCATTATTAACTAAATCTTACTTATTATGTCTGATTGTTTATTTACTCCATCTGATACAGATGAAGACTATGCTGATGCATGGTTCAATTGGGATTAATATAAGGGCTGTAATAGCCCTTATTTGCTTTGATTATCAACTTAAAACTTTATAAATATGCTTAACAAAATCAAATTGTATATTGGCTATTGGCTTATTATGTTGTCTTTCTATCCTTATAGGAAGGTATTTGTATGGGATTGGATTACTCTTAAAGAGGCATTCAAAGTAATATCACATCCTAATGATTATGATAGCGAGACTGTTACATCAAGTTACACAATATTTGCACATACTAATGTGGAATTACGTAAGAAAGTAGAACTATTTAAACGCTACGGTTTATGAGTAATTATAAGATAGTAGAAGACCCAACTGTTGTACCAGAAGGAGTAAGCGTAAGCGAAACATCTAAAAATGGGGACTCCGTTATAGGTATAATCGACGAATCAACAGTAGAGATGATACCATTATGGTATGAACCATCTTGTTTTCATAACAGTTTTATTGAAGTATACTTTATTGACCCTACTACAATGGAGTTATATTCTAATTGTGAAGTAGCTAAAGAATTTATTCCTGTTGTAGAAAGAGACATAAAAGTAGCAAATGCTGTTACTGTTACGAGTAGTTTAGTTCAAAGAGTTGATGAAGTACAATGTATGTAATTACACAGTACACAGTACTCAGTATTAACACAAAGGCTGCGCACAGGAAGCAAATCAGGCACAGCTGCCAGCCATTGGGGGAAGCGAGAAGGAATTCATAGTGTTTGCCATTGTTTGAGTGAATGGGTGATAATATACCACTCACCCACATTCTTCCACTTCTCCCATTTTCAATGTATTACCTCATCAAGTAATATATAGCTATAATTTACAAATCACCAAAAACCTAAGCACTGTACAGGTTAAGTGCATCATGTCATGGCACGTTATAAATTAATCGAACCGTTAATCAAAACAGTTGAAGCAGGCAAGCAAAATGCAGGCACTAAATATGTAGTTGCTAAGCTTCAAAATGTAATGTGTATTTGGGAAGAACCACAAACATTTACTTGTTTCATTCAACCCATTGTAAACATGCTTACCCCATTATTGTCAATTCAACATGGAGGAGCAGCACAAACAGACCAACCAATTCCTGAAGAATTACAGTATGTAACAGGATGTTGGATTGACTGGTGTCCACCACAGAAGTTCTACAAACAACATCTGTCAGACCATCCAGCAAGACCTGCAACAGCAACTCGACCAGCTACTGAAGCAATCAAAGCTGGTTCACTTGTATCGAAAGGTGGAAAACCCATTCTTTACACCACATTACGTATATTCTGTCAATATTACATTGACGAATTCGGAGAAAAACAATGGATACGTGGAGGTTCTCCTGAAGAAGTAGGGCAAAGAGCATTCAGTGCTTATTGTATACCAGCTGAAGAAGATAAAGCTCCTCAGCTTATGCCAACTACTCCAGAACCTGAAATAGTTGGAGGACAAGTAGTACAACCTGCTACAGCTCCTACTACGCAAGGTCAACAACCAACCTTCACACAAGCACCACAAGGAGCTCAACCATTGCAGTATTAATATCCACGCATAGGTAACCGCTGACAGACCGGGAATAAGAATAGTCTGTCTTCTTTAATGCTACCGTAGACAGTGGCAAGTCTGTTTAAGTAACTGTCAGTTGCGCTTACTCTATTATTTTTTCTATGCATTAACTAACAAATAAATCAATTATATGGAAACAAAAGTATTTTGTATTTATATCCTTTTAGGTATACTATTTGGCATTATAGATTTAATCTATCATTATAATGAATGTAAAGAGATAACCTTAAGAGATATATTACTATGCCCATTTTTTATAATTATCTGGCCAATTCCTACGTTTTTGTTATTAATAGAAAGTGCTGGAAATATTAAAATATTAAAAAAGAAATAATATCAAACTATGAAAGAAATAACAGCGTAGGATAGTCCTCAACTTATTATGCTCCGTTAGCTTAATATGGATTTGTAGAATACTAAGAGTAGTATTACTAGTATATTTATATGTGAATATAGGTATACTAGTTGCACTCATAAGGCAGCCTTCACGTGGCGAGTGTGTTAAGTAATAGGTTAAATAAATCTTCCAGTTTGTACCTATGAAAACTAATGCCTTACTTTTTATTAACAATTTAATCAATAAATTATGATAGGAACAATGGCAACACTAATTACTGTATTTTGTGGTATATTCTCAATGATAATAACAGCTTGTACTATACGAGCACCGTACTCAGAAACAGTAGCCAACGTACTTAAAACATTATTTATAATAAGCACTATTAGCGAAGTAACAGCAATCATCTCAATAATAATAAGATTGTTAATAATTCATTAACTAAATGCTCAGATGGCGAAATTGGTAGACGCTTCAGACTTAAACTCTGATGATTATTACAATCATGCGGGTTCGATTCCCGCTCTGAGTACATTCATTAACTTAAAAACAATAATTATGAGAGCAAAGAAATCAATTCGAGCATGGGTAGCAAGAGAAAAAATGGAGCGTTATTTTTGTTCTATGAAAAACCAAAAAAAGCGTAAATCTTACTGGATAAATTTAAATACATTCAATAGTCTAGTACTCCCAAAAGAAGCTTTCCCTAATGTAAAATGGGAAGATAACGAACCTACTAGAGTATATATCAGAATAGCATAGTATGACAATCAGAAGAAGTTATTCAAATAGTATACTCACAAGTATCAGTGAATTTTTAATTGCATTAATTATAATATTAATAGCAACAGTATCAATAAGTAAATATTGTGCAGACTATGATTATTATAATTATGTAGAACTTAAAGCACAATATAAAAACTATATTGTAACTAATAAGTACGTACGGAACTCAGACACTTATGTGTTAGAACTCATGAATCCTTTTAGTAAAAAGACTAAAGAGGTATACGTTAGAGATTATCTATATTATAATACTTACTTTGTAGGAGATACCATAAAATGAGAAAAGTTAGAGTATATTATAAAGGTAGATATTATTATTTAGGCAAAGCTAAGAACTTAGAAGAAGAACTCAATTTAAAAAGAGATTTTCTAAGACAAGTAGTTAATATACCTGAAGAAGATATAGAATTATTTCGCAGAAACTTTACAATTACAAACAAAACCGTAAAATTCATAAGAAATGTTTGAACAAGTAACAGATTACAAAAGTGCTTGTAAAGTATTAGGTATTAAACCTATTGATAAGCGTAGGAAATTAGAGGAGCATGTACTACTGTATATACAGCTATGTACTATTACTCAAGCAATTAATTTTATTGCTAATGGTGATAAACCATGGATACCAGAGTACAAACAAAATAAACTAATTAAAACATGGTACAGTTGGTGGCAGATTGATTGGGACAAGATTAAAGATGGTTCCAGTGCAGGTTTATTCCTTCTGTTTTCTGGCGTTGGCGTTGGTAATGCGGCTGCTGGTGTGGATACACATCTACGATTTATTAGTGAAGATGCCGCAGAATATGCAGCTAAAACGTTTAAACCATTATATATGAAACATATCTTTGGAATCAATTAATTTATTATTAACTAAAAACATTTATCAAAAATGGAAAATGAATTACAAAACTCCTCAAGAGGAAGAGGCTCAGCAGTAGCCTGGAGTTTAGCAGCAGTATTAATCCTATTAGGAATGCTTGTTGCAAGTGCACTGACTTTTATCTGTTATGATAAGGTTAGCAATCTCATCAATCCTGAAAAGGATAATGTAGAACAAGTTTGTGTTGACACAATCTACACTGAAGATGTACCTACAATACAGGAAATTCTTCAATTTCGAGAAGATATAAAGCACTACAATCATGTAGACAGTGTGTTTCTTACAATGCCAGACGTTGTCTTAATAGATATACTAAGGCAACATGGAACTTCATTGTCTAATAGTGACATTGTGACTATATATGAATCGAACAGAAGTACTTATAACAAGGTAATGAGTGGAGCTAGAAGTCAACACTATAAAGATTCATTAGATAAATTGTCTAATACTTATGACAATACTAAAGATACTACTTTCGTAAAGAGAGAATAAAGTAATAAACCTCACTTTCTGATTTAGTTCATAATTTAATTTTTAAATGAAAAGTATACTCAGTCTGTGAAGATAGAGTATACGTCCTCAGAAGATGACAAACCTGTGGGGCGTAAGTAAATGCATATCGTATATTATTCCCTTGAATACGGCAATAGCGGGTAATATCCGAGATACTCGTATTTGTATTTATAATCGTGCAGACGTTAAAATCAGGTACTCTAATAAGGAAAGTTTGACAGCAATCCTGCTTATGAGTTAAAACTATAGAGAGAGTCATAGAAACAAAGTGTTGTTATCTTATTATTAACAAATGTGATTAGAATAGATACTATTTATTCTAAGAAAGAACGAAAACAAAGTTGATACTAACTTAAAACAAAATCCAGAGTATCCTGGTCGTCGTCAATAATATTAACAATTTAAAACATTAAGTAATATGAAAAAGAAATTAGCAAAGGAGGGACCTAATGCCTCGTATTAAAGTAGAAGAAGGTCGTAAACTTACTGAAATAAAATTCGGTACAGACCATTATCTTGCAAACTTACTTGCGTGTACTAAGATATTAGGTATACCTTTAAGTAAAGCAAGAACTTTATGTAAATCTCATCCAGATATGAATATTAAGGTAGATCCACCACTACCTATTATCAGTAAATTACCTACTGATGCTATTCATGCTGAATTAGATGAATATACAATAACAGTTAAAATAACTATTAATTAACTATCAAAGTAAAATGAAAGCAATTATTATTACCTTCCATGGAGAAGCTCCTGAGAAGAATTATGATGAAATTATCAGAAAAATGGCAGAATTAGTTTTTAACAATACTAGTACAAAGATTGAAGATATATCTGCTGCTATATTAGACGATAAAGAAGTATCTGAAGCTTTACTACAAAAAATAGTAATGACTCCTACGACAAATACTGATAAAGCTTCTCTAACACCCAATGTAAAAATTGTAAGTGAACTTTGTAGTAATATCATTAATGAAATTGGCACACCATCATTAATGAATGAAGAAGTATTTCGTAAGGATTTATTAAAATATCTTCTTAATGAAGAAGATAAAATTACAACTAAAGCATTACGTATCATTATCAATACTCCAGAAAATACAAACAGTAAAGTAAAGCTAATATTACATGATTACGGTTTGTCAAAACTTCCAGAAATACTAAGAGAACTTAATTCTATTCTTAAACTATACTAATATGGCAAGAACAGAAAAAGATTACGAAAGGCAACAAAAAGACTTCAAAAAGAAGCCTAAGCATAAGAAAATGGAGCCTTACAATCGTAAAAAGTCATGGAAATAGGAGAAGTGATTAAAAAAGAATGGTTAAATACTTTTGAAAACATAGCATATAAACGCTATAATGAGTTAATGACCATATCTAATGAATGTCCTACACTTGATAATAAAATCAACTGTAGTGAATGTACTCATGAGTGTAAACTCAGAATGCAACCTGAACAGTCCAAGGAGGATATTCCGCCAGAGTATCCGCCCGCTGTTATATATTACTAATTTAAATTGTTAGTATGGTGGATTTCAGTCAACCTAGAACTATTTATAACCAAAACCCTAATGGAAGTTTAGCAGTGCTAAACTGCTATTCAAGAGTACAATGGACTATACAACGGTCAACCAAGCATAACGCTTAGGTCAGAAGAAGGATATGGGTTACTTGCGAATAAGATATACGAATAAGCAAGATAGTTCTTTTTTAATCTTAAAATTATCAAAAATGAGTAAGACTAAAAGAATAAAAGTCCTAGAGGAATTTATTAGACTAGAGAAACTAGAGAAGAATTCTAGACAGGACTACATAGAAGTATGTGAAGAAGCTGCTAATAAACTCAAAAATGAGTTGAAAGCAGAAGAAAAACGTGTTAGTAGATATCTTATATTGATATCACAGAATACTAACAAGCGTAAAGAATCATACGGTAATCGTAAGCTTATAAAAGCAGGTGAGAGAGAAAGTTATCGCCAACGCAAAATTAGGCTGAACAAAGAACGTAGAGAATCTTTACACAATGGGTAGGTCAACCAATCCCTTAGTTAAAATAAATGCTACAGAGAATATTCAAGAAAGAATTAGAGCTGTAGCTTACTTTGGGAAGCTCACAACTGAAGCAGCAATGTATTGGTGTGAGAAACAGAAATATAGGCCGATAGAAGTTTATCCTATAAATATCACTGTAGCAGTATATGAAGCTAGAGAAAGATATTTTAAAAAATGTAATTTCATAGAAATTATTTCGTGATTAATAACTATAGTGTCAAACATTTAAAAATTTATCAAAATGGCAGAAGAAAACAAATTGAACATCTTTGATGTAAACAACGAGAGTGATGACATTCAAGAGTCTATCTCTAACGCGAACAAAGTAACCGATGACGTAGTAAAGAAAGCAGCTGAAAAGATTGCCGAGCGCCGTAAGGAAAAACTTACGAACGAACTCATCGACGTGGTTCAAAAGTGTGAATACACTGAGAAGTCCGCAGCATTGCAGTTACGCCGTAGTAACCGCGTGAACCAGAGAATGAAGACCTATATGAAGGACTTGCACAATCTCGCAGAAGAAGTGAAGAGTGGTAAGAAGCCAGTTACGGCCTGGAATGATGAAGCTCCAGCACTGAAGAAGCAGTTTGACAAGGACCTTATTGAAATTGACAAAGATATTGACAAGTCTCAAAACGAACTTGACGAAATCTTCCCCAATTCCTGGTCTTATCGCTGGAATAGTTTGATTCCCCGCCGTAACGGTTAATCAGGCTAAAAAACTAAAATAAAAGAGATTCCAAACTTGAGTATCTTTGTATCTAAACAAGTTTAGTGTTTATGGGGGAATATCTATAGCGCCCTATGGGCCGAAAGCATATTGGACGGCACAAAGACCTGAATTAACAGGTCATACTAAGTATCTTTGTATCATTAGTATGGAATTATTGTGTACTACTGATCATATGTCTGAGATCGCGACAATAAGATTGTCCTGTATTAGTAATAATACTGAACTACTTTAGTCGAGATATCAAATCAGACTGAATAATGTGTATCTTGTATCATATATGTTCGTCATATATCATTATTCGAGTATCATCAAGATCAGTAATAAAGAGAACTAACCATTCTCAAGACCATAGGATATGTAGCTTTGGTCGGCTACATATCCACTAATAAGATTAATTATAAAAATAGCAGGAGTATTGTATAACATAACGAAGGCCTACCTGTAGAGAGTGCTGTGAACAGCGTTAATAACGCTGGAAGGATGGCTTAATTCTGCACGCGAGTTATACTTTAATTAATCTTATAAACTAATTGACTGTTAGGTCTATTGAATCGCCGTTGGGACGTGGCTATCGTAAGCCACTAGCTCCACTACAAATGCAAGAAAGTTTCGTTTGGATTAAACCCTTGCAACCTGAATATTAGGTATGAATCCTTGCTCCAGGGGCTAACAGGTTTTGACCGCGGAATAGAGGAAATAGAATAGGTCAATAAGCAGATAACTGGCAATACAAGTTATGTAACAGATTACACTCGCTTAGTAGCGTAAGTAATCAACGGCTAAGCTAATGTCGTAGAAAGCTGGAGTAAGTAAGCTTTGCATGGTAGTGAAGCCTTAGATATTACTAAGAGATAAGGTGTTCGAGTCACCTACTTACTACAAATTAAATTAAGTTTAATCAATAAATATTAATTTGAAATGGGATTAATAAAATTTATCAGAGAAAAACTTCCTGAACCTTTAGACAAAGCTAGTAAGGAATTAAGAATGAAAGAAAAACTGGTACAACGTATCAACTCTGTAGTACCTAAGTGTTACAAGAATAAGTATCACTATAAAGAAGGTATTTCAAAAGTAAAGAACATATATTTCTTTTGGGAAACTAGAGGTACTGAAATCATTCATCTTATAGATGCAAGTGATTTAACTACTAAAGACGAAGAGAAATTTCGTGAACTTGAAACAAAAGCAAGAAACTATCAACAACAATGCGTATAAGATACTTTGCATGGTTTGACTCTAAAGCCGAACGTACTGAATTTATCAGTCTACTTAATAAATCTCGCTCAGAATCTGAAGCGATTAGTAAACTTCTTGATAAATATCCAGACTTAAGTATGTCTGCAATATCAGGAGTAGTAAGTAACTTTCAAAAGGAAATAAATAAAAAGTCATGAAACTAAATCATCCTGGAATCTATCGTATTATTGGAGAACATTTTGAATTGTTAGCCAATATAGTTGGAGAAGTACCATGTTTGAGAATTACTTCTGCATTACTTATGAATGACCTTGTTCAAAGAGGTAAATTTACAGTGTTATCTGAGGATTCAATTGAAATACAAACTGTATGTAATAATCCCGATGCATTCTTGTTCTTCGAGTATGATTACTCAGAAGTATGCCCATTACCACCTTATAGACAATCTATTCGTGGTACAAAAATGCCAGATATCAGCAATGATATGATGAAAGCATTTACAGAGCGCTATATAAGTGACATGTCTATAAATGGCAGAGGAATTGAAGCTACAAAAGCTTATATTCTAAGTGTAACAGACTGGAGCTTAGCGCAAATAAATGTATTATTACTTAGAATAGCTAATAGTACGCGTCGTCATGGTCGTAAATAGTATTACTGTTTATACTTATCTGAATAAATGTCCAATAAGATATAATCAGATAAATTGGAGACCGTCCTGGTATGTATTTTTAAGAATACAAAACAAGGAAATAAGAGAAACAGAATTCCACAAATTCTTCAAAAAACAAACATTGTCTAAAGTACTAGCATGGTATGATACCCAAATACTACAGCAAATAGGCATAGCTTCTAAAACTACTCTTGAAGTAAGAATAAGAATAGTCTGTGGTATGGTAAACAAATTACCTATTGAAGTACTTACTCGTGATTTGAAGATTGAGTTCATGGAATGTATATGGGATACTTTCCGTAAGTTCTATGATGAATGGAATGAGTGGTATTGTAGATATATATTGCAATTACCTTTCTAGGGTTATAGTCATTGGGTTGACTATAACCCACACTAAAGCCCGTAATTATGACAGATGAAGAAAGACAACAGCTTTTCGATCTGATCAAACAGGCGAAAGAAGGCAAACAAAGTGCCTTCACAAAGCTTTATGAAAAGTATAATCGAATTATATACAGTACTATATATCGTATTGTAAATAATAAAGATGCAGCAGATGATTTATTATCTGTTACTTTTACTAAAGCTTTTTCTAAGCTAGATAGTTATATTAACAATATCTCATTTGAGATGTGGTTAAAGACTATAGCTATAAATAGTAGTATTGATTATATTAGACGTACTAAAAAGGAGAATGCAAACTATTGGCTGGATGATGACGCTAGTACTGTTCAATTGAGAAGTTCGGCCGACTACTCACCTGAAGATAGTTATATCTTCAATGAAACAAATACTAGATTAACAAATGCCTTCAATAGACTTCGATATAAGTACCGATATATACTCGAGCTACGAACTGTCCAGAATATGTCTTACAAACAGATTTCTGAACAACTTGGACTCTCAGAGAGCCAAGTGAAATCTCAGCTTAATAAAGCTAGAGAGAAATTAAAACAATTGTTAAACTAAAACTTTACAAACATGTCAGCAATTTGGATTATTGTGCTACTATCAGTAGCATTTGTCTTTGCGAGAGGATTTCGCAGTGACAAGATGTGGTGGATTTATATCTCCTGCATCGTAGCTGGCTTGTTAGTAGGTATGTTGAGTAAGGAAGTAATCGTGCGTTCAGGGATGAACAAACAAGATACTTCCATTACTCAGCTAATCAACACCGTTGATGACTTCAATTACGCATGCACACAAAGCTTAGTGCGTACAGTGACAGAAGGTACCACCAATCGCCTATCTGGGGTTGTGAGTAACATGTCAGAATTGAAATTAAAGTTATCAGACGCATTGATTAGTAATACCTGTGCTAACGGGCGTGACTCACCAGCAATAGAGGATGATAGTTGACCTCTTTAAACATTCTATCGACTGAAATTTAAAAACATTATTAACCACCAAAAAATTATCAAGATTATGGCACAAAAAGAAATGTCTAAAGCTGAAAGAAAGGCAGCATTGAAAGCAGCTAAAGCAGCTGCAAAAGCAGAAGCAAAAGAGAACAACAAGAACAATCAACAAGTAAAAGAAGCTGAGAAACCAACTGAAACAAAAGAGACTAAGAAAGAGGAAAAGAAGCCTCAAGTAGCTGCGCAGACAGTAACCAATAAAGAGCAGAAGGGAGAGACGAAAGAACAGAAGGAACAGAAGAAGGAGCAGAAGTCGAGCACCCAAAAGCAGAAGAAGGACAAAACTCCAACAATCATTCCTGAAGAAGTCACAGAAGACAAACCCAAAGTATCTCCTGAGGAAAAAGCTCTCAAGCGCGCAACATCACTTGTAGGTGGAATAACCGGCGCAGGTATTCCTGTAGGTTCGACAGCTTCATCGGTAGACGGAAAGGCTATGTTAGCATTTGTAATGCAGCAGCGTTACGCTAACAACGAAGAACTTGCCAAACGCTATCCGGAAGTATATGCAGATATCAATCGTACAATTGATGTAGTAAGTCTGCTTGCTCTTGTTGATATTCGCCAAGACTTATTCAACCGTGGTGAACGTGGTGAATTGCAACTGATGATTGACGCAAATCAACTCATGCCGTTGCAAGGTATGGCTGAAATGCTAGGTATTAAACTAGCTCCAGCTAAAGCTTTACCGGGAGGTGATGACGGTCAACTAGCTATTGACTTCAACAAGTCAGAAGTTCCAGAAGAACTAGCAAAAGATGCTGGTAAGACTGTTACTAAGGTACCGGAGCTTGATCCGAACAAGATTACAACAGATGAGGAAATTAACGAAGCGTTAACTTTCCTTATCAACAAAGAGAGAAATGTAGCAACGAATATTGTTAACACCGTAGAATGGTATCGTACATTACGAGGCCTTAAGGAAACTAATGCTGATAAGAAGTTAGCATTGGATGAGATGACAGTAGGTGATTGGATGAATGAAATCTTCAGCCGCATCAATCCTGTTAGCTTACTTAAAGGCTTAGGAAGCTCAGTATATCTGTATACTTCACAGACGGGTTCTCCGTGTATGGCTCACTCTGTATTGCGCAATCATTTGATTAAGGCAGGATGGAGTGAAGAGCAAGTTGCAGAAACTGTTCGCGCACTTATCAACGAGAACTTCCGATTGAGACAGAAAGACAATCAGGAAATGAAGCCCGAGACAGATAAAGCTATTATGGCTGTTATCTCGAACTTAGGTGAAGAGTACATTGATAAGTTGTTTACAGATTGGGGACTCAATCTTGAAGGAGTAGAAGAATCTAAGAAAAATCAGTTAGAGAACGACCGAAAGATTGCTCGAATGGTGTTAGGTTCTGTTAAGACTAACTTCTTCAGTAAAGATGAAAGTCCGACACCTGATGAACTTCGCTTGAAAGTTGGTCAGATTATCAATCTGTATCGTGACCCAGCTTCTCGTCTTGCTGCGTACTGCCAGTCATCAATAACTTCTCCAGTAGAGAAGGAGTACCCGGAAAAAAGTCCGGAGAAAAAGGATGACAAACCCGCAAATGAAAAAAAAAAT